CAGCGATACAATACCAAGATGACTATCAATAGGGAATGTGGAGATTGCAATGCCTGTTGCATCTGGCTAAAAGGAGAATCCTACAGCCACGAATTTGGCGGAGGAAAACCATGCCATTTCCTCAAAGGAAATTGCTCCATATACGAAACCAGACCAGAAGTATGCAAAACCTACCAGTGTGCTTGGCTACAAGGTCTTTTCTCCGAAAACCTCAAACCAGAAAAATCAAAAGTCATCATATCAGTCGAAAACTGGAGCAAAGGTCAATTTCTCAGAGCTATCGAAATGGGTAAAAAAATGGATGATAATGTCCTTATAGAAATCCAAACATTCTGCCAAACACACAAATGCCCAGCAATAATCCAATATGACGGCAAAATCTTCATAAATGGACCAGATGAATTCATAAAAGAAAAAACCACATAATCCATATCTCAGTCTGCCTAACATATAGACACAAATCCAATCCATATCTCAGTCTGGCGAACATATAAAAATTTGCCAAAATCAACCCTCCTATCTTATAATAATAACAAGGACAATTACAAAATAATTAGTCATTACAACAAGGACAAATATGAAGATCAACATTGGCGGTGGACTAAAAAGATTTGAGGGATTCGTAAATGTAGATGCAGATCCAAACACCAAACCAGAATACCTCCACAACCTAGAAAAAGATAAACTTCCATTCGAAGACAGCACAGTAGAGGAAGTAAAAGCACACCATATCCTAGAACATATCCACGATTTGGGTCATGTCATAAAAGAAATATATCGAGTTTGCAAAAACGGAGCAGTAGTAGACATAGCTTTCCCGCACCACTTTGCAAGAAACTTCTTCGGTGACTACACTCATTGCAGAAGTTTGACTGTCGAAATGTTCAAGCAGTTCAGCAAGAAATACTGCCTTTGGCACCAAGAAACCTATGGAAGTTCAAGTGGACATGCAGTTACTCACAATGTAGATTTTGAGGTGTTAGATTACAACTATTCAATCCATGCAGACTATTCCCAACTTGAAGCTGAAGGCAAATATGAGGAAATCGCAAGATATGCAGAACACCTTGTAAATGTTTATCAAGATGTTTTTATCAAATTAATCGTAATAAAGGAATAACAAATGAAAAAAGAAGAAAATGTTGGCGTTAATGATCTTGAGCCATTCGTAATGACACTCAAGAATTTAGGTGCAAAGAGCCTTGCCAAACAAGTGCTTGATGTGTTTGCTAAAAACGCTTTCTCGTTTGAGCAACAAGATAACATCAGTAAGTGCTATTTCAAGCTGCAACATTACGAAGAAGCCATAAAGCATGGTGAGAAGGCACTTGTGAATGCACACAGCCCACAACTGATGTACATGACTAGGTTCAATCTCATCAATGTTTACAATCACGCAAATTATCCCGAAAAAGCATTGACCTACATCAATGCCAATGAAAAGCTGATTCCGATGGATTATGATCTGCAACTGGAAAAGGCATATGCTCTCTTCCTTTCCAACAGGAAAACAGAAGCTGAGGAGATATTGCACCATGTCCTTGCAAACTATAAAGAACTTCCAGAAGAAACCGCACTCAAGATCAAATTCAATCTTGGCACATATTACCTTTACAGGGATAAATTCCAAGAAGGATTGAGGCACTTCATACTGGACGGGGCAAAGATGCGTCTTTGGAATACAGAAACGATATTCTCAAGGAACAAGAAGTTGAACCTTCCATTCTGGGAGGGGTCTCCAGATGTAAAAAACCTAGTCATATATGCAGAAGCGGGAAGCGGAGACGAGATCATCAACATAAGGTTCATGAAGCATCTCAAGGAAAGAGGAATCAACGCTTACTGGTATGCGGTCTGGCACAAGGAAGAATGGAAGAACGAAAGAAAAGGACTTCTTGAGATATTCAAGAATAGTGGGTTCCCTGTGGTTACGAATCTGGAGGAATTGAAGGATGTTCCAGACTTAAAGTGGACATATTCGATGCATCTCCCCATCTATCTGAATCTTGATTATAAAGACCTATGGGATAAACCCTATATCTCGTCTTCCAAGGAATATGACGATAAGTGCAAGCTGGAAGGAAAGTCTCCAAAAATAGGCATCAGGTGGCAGGGTTGCCCTGCTTATGATCACGACTTGCACCGTTCTTTCAAGGTGAAAGAATTGTACGAAGTCTTGAAGGATGTGGATGGAACATTCTACAGCTTGCAGAGAGACAATGGGCTTGAGGAAATCGAGGATTTCCCGAATTTGATTGACCTGTCCGAAAAGATGGATTCGTTCCAAGAGACTTTGGGCTTCATTCGAAATCTCGATTTCGTGATCACGAGTTGCACGAGCATCGCGCATCTTTGTGCCGCAAGCGGCAAGGAAGTGTTCGTGATGGTTCCGATCTCCGCTTATTACGTCTGGAGTCATTCTGGCGACAAGTCTCCCTGGTATGGCGACAACGTGACGCTTCTGAGGCAGGAAAAGCCAAGATGCTGGAAAGCACCATTGGAGAAATTGAGGAAGATATTGGTCGGAAAAGGTCTTTTGAAATGATGACCATGAGAAATTTGTATTACGAGTTCATGCGTGATGTGAGTTTGTTTTTAAGGTGGCTTTGTCGTGAACTTGATTCTTTGATGCAAAACGGATACTATATCTTGTTCTTGATAGCTGCAATGATATTCCTTTTGCAGTTCGGCGTGCCTTTGGTTGTTGAGTATTTCACGGAGAACAACGATGATGATAACTGAAGAGGAATTGAAGGCTATAAAGGAAAAGCTCTACGACAACGAGAAATATCCATATGTAAATTCCAGGTTGATCGCAAAGAAATTGTTCGAGGAATTGGTTTTGATGAGGGCGAATTCCGTGGCGTCCAGAGAAGAAAAACCGAAGAACGATGAAGACCCGATGTATGTCTCAGTGGAGATGAATCTTTATTCGTTCCACATTTACAAAATTGTATTTTATGGACTTGAACATCACCCTGCTGGTCAGTATGGAAGAATGCGTCTTACGAAAATAGAGTCCATAGACAGCAGCAGGATTTCCGAAGAAATAATTGTTGTGAAGGCATGGTCCGAGATGACGGAACCCGCATCTGTAGTCTCGATAGACTTGTCGATGAAGCAATTCAATAGAATCATTTGGGGTGGCTTCCAACGATATTTCGGTCCATCTGTCTATACGGTTACATGTGTTGGCGTGTCTCATCTTGTCGATTCAATTCTTTCTTCTTATACCTTGAAAGTGACTTTTCGGGGTGAACTGGACAAAACAGACGAAGAAAAATGTTTTTCGCACATGCTCGAACTGGCTGATCCTAAATTGTTCCATCAAAATCAAAAAGATAGAAAAGATAAACTGCATGCGGAATTGAGTAAATTTAAGGGAGATGAGGCATCATCACGAAACGAATTTCGGGATGATATCAAAGAGAGACATATCGGTAAAGAATGGGAGGAATGGGATTCAACTCCTCCCCTTACGGAAGGAACTCCCCCCCCTACGGAAGGAACTCCTCCCCTTGCTACCAACACAAAGGGGGAAGCTACCAACACAAAGGGGGAAGCTACTGACACAAAGGGGGAAGCTACTGACATAAAGGGGGAAGCTGCTGACATAAAGGGTGCAATTGGAGCAGTTGGACATCTCGGAAAAGAAGGTGAGGCTGGAAAAAGCCCACAGCAATATATAGTTGAACTAGAAAGGGCTATGCTTGATGAAAGCGAATGCAATCTTTCGATTCAAAAGTATCAAAAGGAATATATAGAACAACTTTTAAGGATTATCGACAACAACAACGAATTCAACGAAAAGATTACTGTATGTAATCAGGAACTCCAGTTTTATCATGGTCTGCTTGAGTCGTTGGTCGAGCGATACGAAAAAGCGATACTAGAACATAAAAAAGAAACGACACAGCATTGGAAAAATCTTGGAATTGATGAAGTACAGATACCAGATTTGGAAATGAACAAAAAGCTGTGGTCGGAAATTTATAATCCAGAAATTGTAAGGTCACAAACTGTGACCAAAGAGCTTTCCAAGGAAAATGCAGATTTAAAAGTCAAATTGAAAATGGCGTTGGATTTGCTTTCTGTCAGAGAGCAGATGTTGGTCAATTTAGAAGAGAGTAGTTTGTAGTTCGTCACATCAACAAGAGAATTTCAATGATCATTTCAGAATTTACAGAACAGTTAAAGAAGTATCCACAAAACATGAAAGTATTTTTTGGAGAAGACAGTAACTGTATCGAACAAGTCACTCTGATTTTTGGACAAACAAAAAAAGGAGAGGATATCAATCATGGGTATGGTTATCCAGCATGGAATTTGATCGCAAAATTTGACCACTACACGGAAAAGATTACTTGGACTGATCCTGGAACTTTCAACCGAATAGGAGATAAAGTAGATGCCTAGTGTAAACAACTTTGAGGATGAAAGCCAATGGAAGATCGCCAAATCACCAGTTGGGGCATATGTTTTTGATTCTACGAAGTTATATTGTAATGGCACAGAAATAAAGGCAGTTGCATTAAAAGTTGAGTGGGGAGAGCTTTCTGACTATGCGCACACACTGAACTTAACCATTAAGATACCTAAAAGAAATCTGGAAGTATGTGATGCCACGCCCACCATCGAAAAAACAACAGGAAAACAATCATGAGCGTTCTGATTACACCAGAAGAATTAAGTACACTTCGTAAATTGACATCTGAAGTGAAAAAAATAAACGAAAACAACATCGTTCTTGACCCAAATGCACAGAAATTATATGCGGTTGGGAAAGAATTTTATATGGAATCTTATTCTATGATTTCTATTCCTAATTCCGAATTTACTGAAATAAAACTTTTAGTAAACTTTGACAAACCAATAGGAGAGCAATCATGAATGAAAATGAACCAGAACAGCCGACTCAAAAGACTTTGCGTGAATGTGCATTAAGTTTATCTCAGGCTGGTCATGATTTTTGGAAAGTCTGCAAAAGCGAGGACGGAGGCAGTGCTGTTCGATGGCTGGAGTTAACGGATGGTACATTGATTATTTTCACTAGGGGAGAGTATCGGCAAGAATTGATGAATGGGATTGATCGGATTCCCGGCAATGCAGAAATGATTTTTGAAATACCTGAAGAAGATGACGAAATTGTTGGTATATCTGCATTTAAAAAATTTACTCAGCCAGACTCTGACAAAAAAGACCAATGGCAAATCGTGACCGAACCCGAAGCTCCTTGTGAGATAAAGGCAATTTTAAACGGGCATGAAATTAAAATTAATTCTTATGATTTTGAGTATGATATAGACAGTGTAGCGGATAAAAACATCTTGACACACTCGCCTAGTGGCACATGCGTCTTGAAAATAGGTATGCCGTTACTCAATAACCAAGTGACATTCATTAAAGCAACAAGAGAATAGAAATGAAAATCTGGAAATGGTTATTCCAAAACAAGAAAAGTGTCGAAGAAATAAATGCAGATGCTAAAAAAGAGTTAGAGGAACTAATCAAAAAAGACAAAGAAGAATCTGAAGCTACGGCACATGATTTTAAAATAAATAAAGATTTGTATGCTCTTAGGGATTATAAAAACGCAAAAAAAAGAAAAGGACTTTAACAATGATTACAGAAATAGATGACCTTGATGCCATGATCACTAAAGCCGTTTTAGAAGCTGAAAGTGTGATCGAAAAGATTCCTGAGATGGAGGCTGCATGGAAAAAAGCGGTTGAAATTCTTAAGGCAACAGGAGAAAAGCATGAGTGACCTAGATCAAAGACCAATAAAAGATGAATGGAAAATTGTGACTGATCCAAGTGATCCAAGTATGATGAAGATGTTTTTGAACGGTCATGAGTTTGAGGTTAATTCTTTCGGTCTTGGGAAGCGTAACAAAAAAGGTAAATGCGTCATGAAATTAGAGGTGCTAATCGACCTCGATCAATTAACAACAACCCATGCTACAAAAGAAGGACATGGGAGAACATGGAGAGAAACACGGGATAAATTCGTGAGCAAGATTGAAAGCAAAAGTGGTGAGTTTGATGCTCACACATTAGTTGATGATATGAGTGGTGCGATTATATTGCAAAAGGATATGACTGGTGCGGAAGCTCTTAGTGCGTATCTGAATGGTGTGCATACGATTCCTATTGATCTGAACAAGGAAATCAAAAATGATATACAGAGTAATTGAAAGAACGACAAATCTATATCGCAACCAATTTACCTATTGGGATAATAAAGTCCTTTACTGTGGCATCAACAACACGCAAGCCAGAGTGACTTATCTTTCGAGTAAGCCGTATGACTATAACAATGGCTTCGGAGAAACTGCTTCCGAAACTGTTATAGAAGAGTTCGAAAGCTACTCGAAAGATGTCAAATCGGAATCTTCATTTAATCCTTGCGTAGAATCAGAAATAGATGAAAAGGCGGTAAAAAAAACTATTGCCGAAATGAAAGAATTCAATTGTTCTGCCACTGTTGCAATATCGTATGTAAGGCTTTCAAAAAAAGACAACGATTTAAATGTCGAGATTAAAGTTGGAGACAAGTGGATTAGCGTAATAAGAGATGAATATGAAAAAGACTTTATCCATATAGTTACAGTTGCCGACCTTTCCGAAGTCAACAATAAATTCAGGATGTGAAAATGCACATGGCTTTGAGTCATTTGGTTTTGGCATTGCTATTTTTGGCGATATTGGTTTCAATCGTAGTGTTGCTTAGTCCAAACGATGAGACAGAATGATGAATCTACAAGAATTGCAGCAAGAAGTTCTAGACGCCTCTTTTTCCGTCCACAAGTCTAATCTTGCTTTACGCAACGCAAGGATCGACGCCTCGGAAGCCAGAAAGGCATACAACATTGCTTCGAGGAAATACGAGTTGGCGCTAAAGGAGCAAGATGAGGTCGCGTACGAGAAAGTAGTCCATGGCTGCGCGACATTAGCCTGTTCTGCCAGATGTATCGTGAGATTGCGATGAAGGCGGAAGATTTCGACGGGAAGTTCGATGATGGAGAAGAAATATCGGGTTGTTTGAATATCGGGAAAAACATGACTTTGCCATACGAAAGAACCAGGTCGATCGCGCAGACGAGAAAATTCTTGGTTGATCTCGCGTTCAACTTAAAGAGAATCCCAAAAGAAGTACGGGAAATCGCGAAGGGATGTCTGCGACATTACCCCGATGTCTCGCATATCCAAGAAATGTGCGAGAAATGCCCCGAAATAATGGATATGCAAACCACCAACTCCATGATAGATTGTCTGCGTTGGACTGGCGTGGACGATGGCGTCAGATTGGGAAAGAAAATCAAGAAAGAAAGAAGGAAGAAATGAAAGTCAATTCCCCGGTTGTTGCGATATATATTCTTCTGATATTGGTTCCCGTTTCATACTGCATCTATTTGGACGCGGAGATGAAGAACGCACTGGAAGATTACAGGTCTCTGCAGGGCAAGGCGTTCGTTCTGGAGGACAAGGCGGATTACGAGGGTCTGACGAACTACAACACCGGGTTCAGCGATGGGTACGAGAGCGCGAAAAACGAAGAGAAACTGGTCGATTGGCAGTCCTCGATTCTGACGAAAGGATACAAAAGTGGAATCATAAAGTGCTATTACGTCTCGAATGACGGCAAGCAGATAGAGTTTCCGCTCACGAAATGGGTGAATGTCGAATTCCCCTTGAACAAATGGATACCAAAAAAATGATAACTCTTAAGGCTTTGAAGGATATCTTGCTTAAAAACGAATATGTCCATATGCAGATAATGCTGCCAGACGGTAGTTTTGTGCCACCTCATTTCCATGTGACTGAAATCGGCAAAGTCAAAAAAGATTTTGTAGACTGCGGTGGAACTCTCAGGGAGGTCACTTCTTGCCTGCTCCAGATATTGGTCGCGGACGATGTCGATCATAGACTTACTAGCACAAAATTAAAGACCATATTTGGCTATGCCAGCAAGCTTTTTTGTTCGGAAGATATAATTGTCGAAATGGAATACGAACAAGAGTTTGTCTCGCAGTTCCCGATAGCAGAAATAGAAACAACGCCGTCTGGCTTGTTGTATGTCTTAGGGAAAAAGCATACCGCCTGTCTCGCCCCGGACAAGTGCGGGATCGGAAAGTGCTGTTGAATGATTGCTTTTCTCATATTGACGCCGATAATGATCATCGGCGTTTTCTTGTGTTTGTCATTTTTGATGTTTCAGCTATTGGTCGAAGTTTTGAGGTTGAAGAAACTTCGCAAAGATGTCGGGTTCGAAAAAAGGTTTCCGAAGATAAAGCGAAAAATAAACAAGGCTATATTGAGAAAAAAAATCAAAAAAGGAAGATTCACAAGTTTGATAAAGTGAAATCGTACGCTATTTTAATGCATGAAAAACTACAGAAAAGAATTCGAGGAACTGAAGGTAGTCTCGACGGAACTCGCCTCGATGGCTAGGGTTCAAGCGATCCAGAAAGCGTCGACCACGGATTCGTACAACCTTTGCGTAAAGCGGATGATCGAGATAGGATGCTTCTCGGAAGACTATTTGTTTGGCAAGGAACTGTTCATAGACGACCTGAGGTGACGATGGAAATCCTAGAGCCGACCCTGAACTGGAACTACAATACGGAAGTGAGCAATTCCTACATCATCACCATCAAGGGTCATGAGAATTCAGAACTCATGGGACGGCGGTGTCTCGAGTCCTGCGACAGGGTCGGTCAAAAGGCGGTCATATGGGACGCGTTCGATGGCACTGGAGAAAAGATACGGGTTCCGGAACACGCCAGGAACTCCAATTGGCTCAAATGGCTGAAGCTGACGAACTACACGCTCACGAAGCCGGAGATTTGCTGCTGGCTGTCGCATTTCTCCCTCTGGTGCAAGTGCATAGAGGAGGACATGCCCCTGGTGGCGCTCGAGCATGACGCCATCATGATCCAGCCTTTCACGCACCATAACGTGTTCAATTCGATCGTCTACCTGGGAAGCAGCGAGCAGGTCAATAGCAATTACTGGAATCCAATCCCCCCGCACGCCCAGATGGGTCATAATTACCGTTATATACTCAGGACGCACGCTTACTCGATCGATCCGCTGATCGCCAAGAATTTGGTGTCACACGCCATCGAGAGGGGCATATACACGGCGGTCGACGTGATGATGAAGATGCAGGAGTTCTCGATAGTGTCGTTTGGCATTTTCGCGGCAGACATGGCGGGGGAGACCACCATATACGAGCACGACGTACCCTTCAAGGCTTGAAAATGGAAAAACTAAAAGAAACATTGGGTTTCAACTACAACACGGAGATAGAATCAGCTTACATCATCACGATAAAGGGTCATGGGCTTTCCGAGTCCATGTCCAGGAGATGCGCGGAAAGCTGCGAGAAAGTCGGGATGCCCTACAGGATTATGGAGGCGTTCAACGGTACGACCGGGGAAATAACGGTCCCGGAAAACCTAAAGGACCAAAATTGGGTCAAATGGGTCAAAGTCGTAAATGAAGCATTGGCTTTGACCGAGATATGCACTGTTTTGAGCCATGTGGCGCTTTGGTCGCATTGCGTCGAAATAGACAGACCCGTCATCGCCTTGGAGCATGACGCGGTCGTCCTGCAGAATTTCACGCACCATCCGGCATTCAACGCGATCATATACCTGGGAAGCATCGAGCAGCTCCAAAACAATTACTGGGGCAGCATCCCGATCCACGGGCAGCTGAACTGCAATTACAGGTTTTGCCTGAGAACCCACTCCTATTCCATCGACCCGGTGATGGCGAAACGCCTCCTATCCAGCATCGTGAAAAATGGCATCACGACATCAATCGACGTGATGCTAAGGAGCGACATCTACACGATATTGCAGTTTGGGATATTCGCCTACGACCAGGCGGACGGGGTCAGCACCGCGCCGGAAAAAGACGACAAGAGGAAAGACGCCAGGCTCATGAGGATCAACAACAAGATTTTGTGAGCAAGTTAAGGGAAAGCGGTTTCCCTTAACTTGCGGATCTGCCAAGTAAAGGCAAACGGGTTTCCATGGACTAAGGAACGCTCTTAGTCCATGGAAACCCGTTTGCGTGGACTAAGGAATCATATTCCCTCGTCCAGGATATCCAGAGGACTGTGTTCGCTCAGTACTTTCCCTTGGTCATGTCTCGCGCCTTCGTCTTTCGCCTCCGACTTGCACAGGAATTGCTTGTCGCCGATCCACACCAGGAATTCGTCGTCTGACCCCTCTCTTTTCTTGACGGCTATCTCCAGTTTCAGTTCGCCCTTATCGATGTTTATGTGGAGGAAGTCGGAGCCTTCCTCGTACAGCGAGGAGGTGTTCCAGACTTTCGCCTTCCAGTTTGAACGGAAATTCCAAGTTTCCTCCTTGCGGGTTTTGTGCGTGTTATCCACGTCGGCATAAAATCTCTCCGAGCAACAAAGTGGACAAAACGCGTTTTCCGGCAATTCGCCCTTGAAATACCTGTCGTCCATGAAAGACACGCCGCAATCTTCGCATTCTCTTTCCATGATTCTCTCCTTTAGCTTGCTGTTAGTTGTTTGTATTCTTCGTGAAACTTTTCGAGGTTTTTGATGAGGTCTATGCCGTTCAAGCCCAGCTCTTTCGATCTTTTCACGACATATTCGTCGCGAGTCGGCTCTCCCCTCATCAGAAACCTGTGGGCGTTCGATTTGACCGCCCTGATCTCGATTAATATCTCATTGTTGCCATCCGCGTCAAGTCGATACTTCTTGACGATCTTGACCGGTTCCGCTTCGATCTCGCCAGTCTCGAGGTTTACGAAATCCCCGCCGGCAGCCAAAACCTTGTGCGTGACGTCGTAGTCTCTGTCGTCCATCCCGAATTCGTCCAATTTTTTCGGAATCCCCATCAAATCAGCCATCTTGTCCATCGGCACGATGTAATACCTGCTGCAATTGCAGTTCAGCACATTCTCTTCGTCTTCTCGAATCATTTTTGCTCTCCGTGGGTTAAAGTTTATCTTCCTATCGTGTTATTCGTTTCAAGTCGGAAAAAATTCAATCAAAAGCAGATATTTTCCAAAAATAAATTATTCCCTACTTATACTGGACAGGATATCGCCCTTTTGCAGGAAGAAAATGATTTTTTTTCCGTATTTTGCATGCTATAATGACATTCATGCTGAAAACCGTCCATTTCCTTTCTGGTCTCCCCCGAAGCGGGAGCACGCTCCTCGGGTCGCTGCTTTCCCAGAATCCGTCCATAACCGCGACTCCCACCAGCCCTCTGCTGGACCTCCTGTGCTACACCAACGAGTCCTTGGGCAAGATAAACGCAAGCTACACCTTCGACTTCGAGGGTCTTTCGTCCTCGGTCTACAAGTCCGTCATAGAGTCGTTTTACGGGCAGTACGATACGGAAGTGGTTTTCGACAAGCACCGCGGCTGGCCGAGGAACGTGATCCCAGCTAGGATGTTCGTCAGTCCGAAGCCAAGGATATTGGTCACCGTGAGACCGATAAGCGAGATCATAACCTCCTACATAAAGCTGATCGTCTCGAACGGGCAGGACGACAACTTTGTCGACAACGAGTTGCGCAGGATGAGAGTCCCGGTGTCCACCGAGAACCGAGCCAAGGTACTGTGGGAGAACTACATATCGGACCCGTACAGCAGCACCAAGCACGGGCTTGAGGCGCACAGGGACTGCATCCACCTGGTCGAATACGACAGTCTGGTTGGCGACCCCGGGCGCGTGATGGACGGGATCTATGATTTCATCGGAATGGAAAGGTATGGGGGTCATGACTTCGACGACATAAAGAACGTGTGCGCCGAGACCAAGGACAAGGCTTGGGGTCTAGAGGGTCTGCACGACATACGACCCAAGCTCGGCAAGACCAGCTCCAAGCCATCGGACGTCATCGGAGGCTTCCTCGCCAGTCTTTACGACAAGTACAACCTTACTTGATCTTCTCCTTGAGGAACGACAGGTTTCGCAGAACTCTCTCCTTCTGTTGTTCCGGTATCTTCTTCAGCAGCCCCTCTGTCACCTCTAGTCCTTCTTTTATGTGGTTGGTCCAATAAGAGGCGATACTATATTCGTCATCAATGCCGTAATCCCATATCCAGTTTTCTGAAAAAAGACCCGATTGAAATACAGGCATTGATCTCGCGTAGGTAGCCATCATGAATGCCTGATTGTTTCTTCCATTTTTTCTACAATAGCTTATTGCGCCATGTAACGCTTCGATTCTTTCTGGACATACTTCATATGCTCTCATGTAACTTTGAACCACGTCATCTCCCGGATATTCGAGTGACTCTTTGATTTTGGCTATGTGATACAATGAGATATAAATTTCCTGATTCCAAAATCCTTGTTTTGCTCTTTCGTTGTACCAATAGATTGCCTTTTCTTGCTGTCCTGAATCTCTACATGACTGGGCGAGATAGAATGTATATCTTGAAATCATAAATTTGTCAGTTTCTGTTTTCAATGCTTCTTCTAGAAGTTTGACATCATTTTGAAATTTCTGATTACTTTCATTCCTCGCAGAATCCTGCAAAGGAACATTGTAAATTCCTTTGAAAAAATCTCTGTTTTTGATTGGTTCGTGGCATTCAAGGAATTCATGAACCACGCCTTTGTAATAATAGGGCATATTATTTTTCGTTATAGATGTTCTCGCGTATTCTATGCTCCCGAATTTACAATTTATATTGTAAAGATCATGGGTCATATTCTTTTTTTCCTTGGCGATATCGATTCCGCCTTCGTATCTCAAAACCTCATCTGCATCGATCATTAACGCGTAATCAATATCTTTTTGCTCTCGAAGTTTAGCCAAAGCGAAACTTCTGTTGTATGCGAAATTCTTCCAAGGTTCCGATATGACCTGCCCAGAGATATTGTTTTTATCAAGCCAAGAATTGATGATTTTGATCGTATCGTCTGTCGACCCAGTATCGACAATGGACACATAATCTATCATTGGCTTGACGCTATCCAAGCATCTTTCGATTATTTTGGATTCATTCTTGACGATCATGCACAATCCTATTTTTTTGCCTTTCGCAAGTTCAATCGTCGATTCTTTCGCCTTGCCAGCCGGGGCTTTAATCAAGACGCATTGCTCTTCGTGTTCTTTTAAAACAAAAGAATGGTTGTCATTCATGAATTCCTTGATCGCCTTCTCCACGCCTTCGCAGTTTTTCCATTTATAGTCATCGAACATCATCTTTCCGTTTTCGACCATGATTGGAGCAAAACAATCCAATGTGGCTTTTGTGCCGGCATAAGTGTCGGTGTCGCTGTGGACAAATGAGAATTTCTCATTTCCTTCGCTGAATGTATTGGGAAAAGTTCCAACTTTGTAAACAATGTCATTTTCACCCAACAAACCTTTGACGTCATTCAAACCACATGAGTATTCCCCGTTCTTGTGGAAATCTATGTTGGGATCTGAAAGGTCTATGCCGCTGAATGTGTCGTAGCAATAATGAGTCTTGTGTTTGCACAATTCGTGTATCAGCTTGGACGTGTGACCTTTATAAACTCCGATTTCTGCTGTGTGCCCCTCTAGGTCGAAAGTATCAAGCAGCTCATCATAGACTATTTTTGTTTTATCCAAACCGTTGAAGCTGTGGTGGCTCATCGAATCCCATATTTCATGGAATGTTTTTTTGTTTTTGTCATTCGGCTTTTCTAGCATAAACCAATCGTCCGCTTTGACCTGTTTGATGTAGGTGTATCCTTTGCTTTTCAGAAGGTCTTTGATCTGTGTTCGCCTTGGCTCTTCGTAATTGTGTTCCAGGGAAATGCATCCGAATTTATACCTGTCAAAGGGAAAGGTCTTTAAAACCTCTAGTTCTACCCCCTCGATGTCTATGCTTAAGTATTCGATGAATTTCGGGGCGTTGTTGGCGTCAAGGATCTCGTGGAGCAATTGCGTTTTGACCTTGATGGTTTTCTCCACGTATGGTTCCCACCCGGTGTAGGCTGCCGTTCCTTTCTTCCCAAGGTAATCAGTTATGCCGCTGATTTCTGGAGCCTTTGATATTGTAAAATCTAATTCTAAATCTTTTATTCCATACAATGCAGCTTCGACAACTTTAGAGTTTGGTCTCCTGTCGAAGTTTTTGGGAAAAACATCTATGCATATGCCGCTCCATCCCATTTTCTCAAGCTTATAGGTGTTGCTTATGTGTTCGCCGTCGCAACATCCGGCGTCGACGAAATATCCTTTTTCGTAATGGCTCAGAACCCAGTCATCCGCTCCCAATTGGCTTATTGTCTCATTCATAATTTTATTTTCTCAAACACCATCTCTGGCGTTATACCTTTCATGCAGGCGTGTTGTGGTTTTTCGTAGGTCTGATTCGGGGGGTTATCACATAAACCCAAGGATACTCTGCTCATCTTCGGGTCTTCTTTGAAGCACGGCTGGCAGCTTAGCCCCAATGATATGTTGTCGTTGTGCGGGTATCCGCTTGCGTCCGCTTGCGTTGAGCCGAAAAGTATGACCCCTTTGGTCCTTCCTTTGTTTCTCCACCTTATGTTGGTGGTGTGGTTGAAAACCGAGTCCAATCCAAGATGAAGGTTAGCCCAAGCCTGCGCGGCAAGGTTGTCCTCGAACGGATCGCCGCAAAAGCTCCCGTCCGTGTTTTCGATCTGCGGGTCTCCCGGACCCCCTATCTGGTACACTTCGACATTCGGGATTCTCTGTTTCATGAGATCTATGAGTTCTTGCCAGCCCCACCAGTCCTTGTACGCGGACCATCCGGTCTTGTTCTGGAAGGTCACATATCTCGGATAGTTCCTGTTTTTTATCTTTTTTGGGAATCTGGGAAGATCGAGATTAAGATTGTCGAAGCTGAAATCTACCCCCATCTCCTTCGCGAAATACTCGACCAGGTGCTTCCCCATTTTCTTGTTCGGGTAGCCTTCGCCCAGCGGGTAGCCGATAAGGTTGATGTTCGCGTCGAATTCCTTCGGGTCATGCTCCTCCAGGCTTTTCATCTCGACTATGTCGTTCTTGCTCGCGAAGTTCCTCAGCAAGTCCAGAAGCCTGGAGTTGCAGAAGTAGGTGACATCGTTTCCCGACCTCAATGGTGGCATCGAGTTGAATGTCATTATTATGTCGCCTATCGAACCGGGTCTGATTAAAGCTATTTTTGCCATGTTGTAATATAGTGATTTTGGTCTTGTCTTCACCTTGTTTTAAAGATTTATCTGATTGTCGTCTGGTCCTATGAGTAGAGCCTTCTCGTACCACTCTTCCGGCAGAACATTGTACTCCCCTTTGGAGAGATCCATGGCTTCTTTTTTTGATATCGTCTGGGATGATATGCCGCCTCGGTTTCCGTGGTAAGCCAAATACCGGTCGCTGTTTGGTATCGCGGCGACGAATTTCGACCCTTGGTTCATTGTGGACCCGGAAACCTTGTCCCTGTACACTTCCGGGTTTTTCTCGAAAAGCATGTCCACCATCTTGACCGGTATCAAGCCGCCGTCCTTGTATGGCACTTTTATGTTGATTTCATCGGGAACCGTAAACCAAGCCATCTCGTTTCTTAGCCATTTTTTGAATTCCATGAATTATATATTTGCCGAAACCGAATTTTTCGGATGAATTTTTTCCGCTTGCTTGTATCGCCTCTGTTTTTTCGATGTCGTGCTGGTTATATATTTAGAGGTAAAAAATGCCATTAATCCAGTGGGTCATGCAGAACCTGAACAAATTCGTCCTCAAACAAGAGGGTTCTGGCAAAGTCGTGCTTTATGGCGACGAGACAACTACATCTCAGACTGGGTTTTACAGCAATTCAAAATTTGTCAAGTTCAGCATAGGGGCGAAGGGATACGATGTTTCCGGCAGGGTTTGGGTCATAACCGGGGTAAGCGTAAACTCCAACAGCGAAACGGTTTACAAGGCTAAAATAGGCAACCTGACGAAATTCTTCAATGATTCGGAGATATTCGTCAATCAAAAGAAGAAAGCTTGCGTTTTTCCGAATTTGGATTCCATCCCCCTTGAGAACCTACCGATATACCAGCCAAAACGAACAACCAGGAACTGAATATGTACAGCTACATTCCAGAAGGAAAAATATTCGTTCGCGGTCAGGTAAGGTCGGTTAGCGACCGCTACTCCTGTGTTCCCGAAGGTGGCTTGGAGTCATTCGGCTGCTCTTTGGTCGAGAAGAGAATATCGGTCTCTTACAGGTGGGGCGAGAGATCGATCGTCTATCTGAAATACAAAGCCATAAGGGGATGCATCGAAAAGGTCGCGATAAAGAGGGTGGTCATGAACAACAAGTACGGGGGTTACGTACCCGTATATTGGGATAACCTTAACTCCATATACAACGAAAACGAACTGATTACCGAAATTGAAGCCAGGCAATTGGTCCAGACGTACATAGACAAGAAGAACTCTGAGATAGCCCGGGCTGCGAGAAATTGCGAAGCTAACTCTATTTGATTTTGCCGCGCATGAGCTTTACGACCTGCATCGCGTCATCTACCGCGCAGTGGATTCCCCAGGAATCAGAAGTGTAGTTTGACCTTTCCATGCAAACCTTGAGGTCGGGAAGGCAATAGTCGCCATTCCTGAAGTAAAGTATCGCAGGGTCCAAGAACCTTTTCCTGAATATTATGTTGTTCCAGTTCTCCTTTGGTATCTTCGCCACCATGAACTGGTAGTCGAAAACCCCAAAGTTCTTCCCGGCAACATTTAGGACTATCTGACCGTACTTGTTCGGCTCGACGCCGTTGTCCTGCAGGAAGTTCCCGAAGGCGTACATCAGATCCTCTATGAACATGCATTCTTCCGGCTGTTCCGCGAGCTTCTTGAATATCCTGTGGTGCATAGACGCGGCTCTCGGCTCGCATGCCAGAGGTCCTTCTTTCTTGATGAACTTGTGGAAGACAGGTAGTTTGTCGAACGGGGTTTCCGATTCCGTCCTGTCTATGACGGCTGCGAACTCGATTATGTCGTGGACTAGGGGATCCGTTCCTGTTGTCTCTATGTCTATTGAAACGTACTGCATTGTATCGCTTTCTGTTTGGTCGCTTCCTTGGGAACATGATCGTATCATGATTGCCAAAAAATTTAAAGGTAACTTGGAACAAAACTTGAAACTGCCGCCCAGACCACGCTTCCCTTAGCCCTGCTGGCTGCGGTATAGTTCCATTTGTTGTTGTCCCATTCCGAGCATCTCTGCTCGTACACTATGACCGAATCGAATTCGTCTCCCTGCGACTTGTGGCAGGTTATGCAGTAGGCGTAGTCGAAAGGGTGCGCGTCCTGGCTGAAATCAAATTCGTTTTTTTCCTTGCCCCATTGCTTGTCGTCGAACATGATGTTGTAGTAGTGGATGCCGCGCGAGACGAAGTCGAACCTCTTGCCGCATTTGTTCACTTTTGTCACCACCCCTTGCATCCCGTTGAACAGACCGGCATCCTTCTTGTTTCGGAGGCAAATAACCTTTTCGTCCACGGAAACATAGGTGCATTCGATGTTCTTGAAGGCTCTGACCCGCTCGTTGACCCTCGTCCTCGTCTTGTTGAAGGCGCATATGACCTGGCTGACCTGGGCAAGGTGCTTGTCCTTGATCGCCGACTCCTTTACGATCTGGACTTTCTCGCTTCCCTTGAAAGCCGTGGCTGGAAGACCCTTGCGCAGATGCTCCGCGAAATGGGCTATCTCTCCGGCGTTGCGGTGCACGGTCTCGAGCTTGTAGTCCGGATTGCTCATTAGGTTGAACTTGCCGCCTATCGGCTCGAGTTGCCCATGGTCGCCGACATACAGTATTGGAACTCCGAAACTTACGAGGTCTCGGTGTATGTCTTCTCCGACCATCGACGCCTCGTCCACGATGAAGCCTTCAAGGTCTGGAATGTCTATCTTGGATTTCGTCACCCAGGAAACCTTGTTCGTCTCCTGGTCGGTGATTGGCTGGTATATCGTGCTGTGTATTGTGGACGCTGATATGCCTTTGCTCCTCAGCACGTTCGTGGCTTTCCCGGTATAGGCGCACACGAGGAATTTTTTACCCTTGCGCTTCAGAGCCTCGTGGATCGTCGACACGCATGTCGTTTTCCCGGTGCCAGCGTATCCGCCCATCGTTATATGGCTGGAATCGCCGATCCGTTTGAGTATCGATCGTATGGTGTCTTTCTGGTTTTCTGTTAATTGCATTTTTCTCTCAATGGACTACGCTTGATATGACTAGTGCGATCGCCAGAAGCAGCGCCGCCACCACTATGCCTACCGAAACGTTGCCGCTTGAAAGTTCTTTCGATATGTCCAATTTCGGAGTAAGGAGATCGAACGCGAAATATCCCGTTATGAACAGGATTATCCCTATAAGCCCAAACATCAACGAACCGATTGCTCCGACTATAAAGTTTTCTGGCACCATGGTTTTCTCCTTTTTGGTGTGTCTATGCGTATTTCATACCGGGCTTTTCACTGAATTCGACTATTTCAAACCCTAAGACCTGGTCCGGGTTGTCCCTGAAGATCCTCGGGAACCCAAGGACTTCTATCTTCCATCTTTTGGAATTGATGAAGGCGATCTGATCGTCGTTGAGAAGTACCGCCCCGTGAACCCAAGTCTTCGGTATGTTTCTTTTGGCGAAACGCTTCGCGGTGTCCGCCTCGTTGAAGCAAAGTACCGTCACCGATCCGTTCCTGTCCTTGTGTACCGCTATGGGAATCCAAAGGTGCTCACGGCAGTCATTTTTCAAGTCGTCCAGTTTTATTTCGCCGTCACTGAATATTACCGCGAACATCTAATGACCTTGCTTTCCTATGGTGGATCTTTCGTCGAAGTGCCTGCATCCTTGGTGCTCAAAGGTAAGCAATCCAGACCTTTCGCTCTTTTCGTTAGCGCACACGCCCCAGTCCATTCCTATCTCCCCGCTCAGAGGCAAATAGAAGCAGCAGCCTGAAGAGCAGTCTCTCCACTCCGACTTGTCTGTTTCCCCGAACGGCTCGAAATCGCTTGGGTCGCGCCTGACGATCTCAAGCAAATGGGAATGAATGAAGTTGGTGTCGTGGTCTTTCATAGTTTGAGCATCATAGTGACATGTTATTTTTAAATCAACTGCAAAATCAGATAATGGATTTACCACGATTTTGCAGTTGGAATTCAGCCTACTCTTCGTAATTGACGATCCCGTTGCTGATGAATTCCTTGCGTATCTCGGCGCCCTGGTAAATGCCGCCGTATGATATGCATGATGGTTCGAACGGATGGAAGCTGAATATTCCATCGCTTCCCCTCACGCGACCATACCAATCTCGCCTAAAGTCGAATTCGTTTGCGTGCTTCAGAACCGATTCGTGGCAGCGAACGCATGACTTGCTGTTCAGCGCTATGGTTGCCGCGGAATAGTTCTTTGGCACTATGTGGAAGTCGGCGTCGGTTGTCGGCGCGAAAGACTCTTTGTGCCATTCCTCGCCAATCACGTTGACGAAATCCAAGGAAAGAGCCTTCTTGACCAATGACTCCGGTATCGACTTCAGGTTTGTCGCCATGGCTTCGCCCTTGAAGATAAGGTGGGATTGGGATATTTCCTTTTCCTCGTGCTCTAGGGAGACCTTGTTCTGCGAGCAGAATTGGGAGAACTCCTTCAGATTGCTGAAAGGCTTGTATATGGCGACCTTCCAGCCACCGTCAGGTCCTTTCCTTCTGGTCCTGACCTCGAAGGTATAGCTCGTTTCCTTGTGGTATATCTGCAGGACTTCTCCGACCACCGTGTCCGTCGGGAAAGTCCAGACGAAGGATTTAATCCTGTCGCCCTCAAGGTATTTCCTCTTCACCTCTATCCGCTTGTCCTTCGGCAAAAGCAAGAACTTGAAGGAGTTGATGTTTTTCCCCGCAACCATCTCGGTGCCGGCTGGCGAGCCCCAGGGGAATTCGACATTTGGATTGCCGAACCTCTCGCGAGGCTTGGCAGCCGAAATGTTGTACGACGGGCTGTGTATCCCAGGTAGAGACCCGGTCCAGTCCTGGTACGCCTGCGGAATCTCCTTTTCCGTGTATATGATCAACCTTTTGTTGTTCCTTATGGAGTTCAGAACAAGATCCTTGCTGTTCGGTATGTGCGACGCGAGTATGTCGTGCCTTTCCTCCGAAATCATCCTGTAGGCATCTTGGCTGACAGCCATGAAAGAGATCAAACCCAAAATGAACGCATGCATGATACACCTCCTTGTTTCCATGTCACGATATGTGACAATCGAAGGCGTAGTATAACAATGAGGATATAATAAACAATACGAAAATATTGTTTATTTCAACTTGAGTAATATGAACAGTTTAGGATGTCTTTTCTTCCATCCATTCTTTGAACGCTAGCTTCTGAAAAGTGTTGAGCTGCCTTTCTGGATTCAGCAGTATCTTGTTGATTTCCCGTTCCCCTTCGGCGCTGGTGATCCTTTTCCAGGCTTTGTCTCTGGTGTTCCTTGAGTATTTCGTGAAGGATTTCTTCAGGTTGGATGCTATGTCGAGGATAGCCTTCTGGAGGTTGGTGTCAACCTTCTTAGATTCCGGTTTCTTCGCCTGCTCTTTAGCCATTTTTGCCCCTTTGTCCGGATTCTCGACTCGCGAGGAATTCGGCGAACGATTCGGATTTCATTTTGCGTTTTTTTATGTTGCTGGGCTTTTCGCCTTTCCTTATAGCTTCGTTTTCCTTCGGCGTATTCTGGTCGCTGCAAGCCCCCTGCGGTATGAAGTTGGCATGCGGTCCGCAACCGCCGATGTATGGACCGAAGCTAGCCATCTCCATTTGGTCAAGTCTTGTAGGATTCGGAGTTGTTTTCGTGGCGTGCCTGTTCATGTGATATATATGTTTTTGCCTCGGTTTTATTTCTGGCGTCCAAAACAAACCATCAGATCGATATATATATTAGTTCATTGGCGCAACTAGGAATCTGTTCACATGAAAACATTCTCAAGCTACATAGAAACCAGATTGGACGAAGCGGACGCACCTCCCGGAGGAGCGCCTCCCGGAGGTGCGCCACCTATGGGAGCGCCGCCTATGGGCGGAGGGGCACCACCTATGGGAGCGCCGCCTATGGGCGGAGCACCACCTATGGGCGGAGGGGCTGGCGGTGGCGCCGTAACGCCGACAAAACCAGCCAAGAAGATAAAATCCCACAGCCTTTGGTCAGCCTGGAAGAAAATGTTCAAGGACAAGGACGAGAAGAAAAAATAGCCGTTGATTTGTCTTTCGTTATGGTGTATCTTGCACTTTTTGGAGACAGACATGGGCAAGGTTCTTCTTTTCTCCGACATCCACATACACCCGCACAAGAGACGACAGGACAGGCTCGAGGATTGCCTGTACGTCCTTGATTGGGTTTTCTCCGTCGCCAAGGACAGGGGCGTCAAAAGCGTTCTTTTCGGGGGAGACCTGTTCCACGACCGCCAGAAGATAGATGTCTACACCTACCAGAGAACATTCGAGATATTTTCCAAGTGGTTGCCCAACAACGACTTCAAGGTTTATCTCGTCCTCGGAAACCACGACCTGTGGTTCAACGAACAGACATCGATAAGCAGCGTCATGCCTTTCTCCTCGATACCCAACATAGTGATCGTCGACAAGCCGACCAGGATGAAGATCGAAGGCGACTACTGGGATTTAATCCCTTTCACGCATGATCCCATCAAGGCTATGGACATTCTCTCGGAGCAAGAGGGCGAGTTAGAGTACTGCCTTGGTCACCTTGCCGTGGATGGGGCTGTGCTGCACGGGAGCTCGATATCCGACGTCTCGATAGAACACGATGGCGAGATGGTAAAGGTCAGCCCCGGGATGTTCAAAAATTACAAGAAGGTTTTCCTTGGTCACTACCACGCGCACCAGAGGCTCGAGCCAAACGTGGAATACATAGGATCGCCGCTCCAACTGTCTTTCGGGGAAGCCTTCCAGCAGAAGCACATAATAGAGTTCGACGGCAAAACACAGAATGAGGACTACATTATAAATGAGTTCTCGCCAAGGCATCTGGTGATAAGCCCGAGCGATGTCGACAAGCACGACCTGAACAAGAACTTCGTCAGGATAGTCGTGGACGACCTTTCTGCGACCGACCTCATAGACATGAGGAAAGATATATCCAAGGACAAGATGATTGGGTCCTTGGAGATAAGGCAGCAGAAGAAGCGGATAGACAAGACCGTCATAGACGAGGCGAAATCAATCATGTTGAGGGAAGACGACATGATACAGCAATATGTTGATCTCGTCGGCGCCAACGGTCTGGACAAGGACAGGCTCATAGAGGTCGGCAAGATGATATGCCAAAAGGAGCTAGATTGAAAACGATAGTAACTGCCTTTGACGAACTGTATTTCCAGAGATTCGGAGTCGGATGGTTTTCATCCCTTGCCGAAGCGGGAAAATACAAAGGTAAAATCATCGCCGTCGCTTTTTCCTTTGGGATGAACAGCTCCGTGGACAAGATGCGATCCATGGGCATCGATGTCGTGCATGCCAAGACATGTGTGGACATGAGGTCTTGCGTCATCGGAATGGTGTCGGACATGCAGAAGTCGAACCCTGGAACTTACGCCTACTTCGACATAGACGGTCATTTCGAAGGAGATATAAACCCTCTGTTTGACATTTCTTCGGATTCGGAGCTTTTGGTTTCCGAAAATGGCGATTCCGGGATGATTTGCGGAGACGAAAAGGCATGGGGCAGGCTCGGCGAATACAGGAAGTTCGAGTCTTTTTGCGGATTCGGGCATTCCATGCAGGGTTTCTCGAACATGAACAGGTTCGTCAAGGTTGTCTCGAACAAGTGGAACTACACGAGTCCAACCAGGATTTCCGAAGAGCCAGACGTAAGGTTCGTACACTACAGCGGTCAGATGAAATCATACAAGAAGTTCGATTCCATGATCGATTCGATTCTCACATCGAAAAACCCGGAGCTGATGTCGAAATGGAAGTCGGAATTGCTTGGGCAGCAAGGAATCGCCATTCAGAAGCCAATATTTTCGAAGAGGAAAGCCAATGATCCAGCCGATCATCCTGACATGGGCTAGCAACATAAACGACGGCAATTGGAGTCAGTACGCTTGTTATTTTCGTTCCGTCAGGGAAAACTCAAATCAAAGCCTGGCTGTCTGCCTCACGAACAACATCGATGCCGAATACAGGAAGATCATAGAGGATTGGGGCTTCCAGATCCATTTCAAGGAGAAACCTTCCACCGGAAGAATATTCACGGACAGATGGCATCACTACTGGAGTTTCCTGAGCGGTTTCGACCGCAGAACACCGGTTTTCATATCCGACAGCCGTGACGTAATCATGCAAGGCGATCCCTTTGGTTTCGAGCCAAGGCGCAATGTCGTGCTCTCAAGGGAGGGATTCCTCCACAAGGATTCGCCGTTCAACATGTATGACCAACTGCAGGTGCAAAAGGCAAATGGCGGCATATCGATGGATTACTATTCGTGGGACGTGGTAAACGCTGGCGTCTGCAAGGGCTTCTGCGAGTCGGTGAGGGATTTTTGTCTTTTGATGTGGAGCAACTGCCTGGTTTACCAGAATTGCACGGACCAAGCCGTGATGAATTTTCTGGTTTCGAAAATCAAAGACGACAAGAGGGTTTTCCTAAGCGATCCAAGCGCCGACAGCTTCTGCCTGACTGGCGAGGTTTTCAAGGAGAATTTCCTCTCTTTTGAGCCATCGCTCATCAACGGGAAGGTCTGCGGCTCGGGCGGAAACCCGTTTCTGGTGTTCCACCAATGGGACAGAACTATTTTTTCGAATCACATCTTGAAATCATTTTTAAAATAAACTATCTTCACGGCATGAAAAACTTAAATTTCAGCTACATAGGCGCATGGAATTTCCTGTGCTTCGGTCCGCAAGGCATCGAGATAAAATTCGGCGACTACGGGAAGGTCGTGTTCATACGCGGCGAGAACCGTGACGTCAAGAAAGAGGAGGAGATGCCCTCGGACGAGGTCAGGGTCTCATCTAACGGCTCGGGCAAGAGCAGCATACAGGAGATCATAGTTTATGGTCTTTACGGGAAATCCATAAAGAAGCCTTCCGCGATACTCAAGGACGGAGTCATAAACAACATCGTCGGCAAGGACTGCAAGATAGATCTGATGTGGGACAAATACAGGGTGGTCAGAACCAGAAAGAAAAACAGCCTGCGGTTCTGGGAGAGCGTGGAGGGCGTCTGGGACGAATCCACGGAACTGACGACGGGATCGATGGACGACACGCAGTCGCTGATAGAGGAATCAATAGGTCTGACCTATGAGGCTTTCGTCAACATATGCATATTCACGGACGACCAGTCGGCTTCTTTCCTGGAAGCGGGCAGCGCCCTCAAGAGGGAGATCGTGGAGAACCTCCTGTCCCTGTCGAGCTACAGGGAGAAGCAGGACAAGGCTAAACGGCTGGTTTCAGAGACGACATCCGGTATCAAGATGCTTTCCAAGGAATACGAGCTACTCAAGGCTTCCGAGGACGAATCGTTCAGACGCCTGAATCAGGCTATAAAGAAGGAATCGGACTGGAAGGTCGAGAAATCCAAGGAGATAGATTCCATCAAGGCGAGGATATCAGAGAAGAAGTCGCAACTCGCTAATTCCAGCCATGGGGGCGACCTCCTGGCGTACAACGAAGCTCAGACAAGAATCAAGCAGTGCGGCGACGAGATATCCACTCACGAAGTCGCTGAGCAGGATGCCCGAGACAAGATAGATGCAGCTCGCGAAAAAGACGACAAGCTGAGGGACATGGCTCAGACTCTCAAGGGTCAAGCCGAATCAGTCAAGTCGAAGATCGCGGAAAGACAGCAAAAGATAAAGACGAAGAGGCAGCACATAGATTCGGTGAGGTCGAACGAACACGGATCTACCTGCGAAGTCTGCTACGGCGTCATAGATGTCGGAAACATACAGAGGGTCGTGGACTCCGACGAATTGGAGATATCCGCGATAAACGGCGAGATATCCCCGCTCCTTGAGGACGCCAAGAAACTCTCGTCCGACATAGCTGAACTTTCCGAAAAGATGAAGAAGGTCAAGGACTTCTTGGCGCTCAAGGAATCTCTGGTCAACAAGGTGGTGCTGGCGATAAGGGACCTTCGCCGCGAGGTTTCCGAACTGGCGAAGATAAGGGAGCCAAAGGCTGACAGCAGGGAGCTTCTCCTCAACCAGGAGATAGAGCAGCTGCAGGATTCCATGTCGACCAAGACGAATGAACTTAGTTCGAAGTCGCCATACGAAGACATAATAAGCAGCGAGAACGAGTCTCACGAAAACGCGAAGATCGCATCCGCGTCCAAACACGACTCCATAAAGGACTCCGAGGAAAACCTCAAGTACTACCAGTACTGGAACCAAGGATTCGGGGAGAAGGGAATCAGGAAGACCGTGGTTGACGGAATCATACCGCAGCTCAACAACCGCATAGATTACTGGCTCCAGTTCCTTATCGAAAACAAGATAGTTCTTAGGTTCGACAACGAGTTCAACGAAATCATCGAGAGGAATCCCCCCGACGGCGACCCGTTCATCTACCACGCCATGTCGGCTGGCCAGAGGAGAAGGTTGAACTTGTCCGTCTCCCAGGCTTTCGCCGACGTCATGATGATAAGCAGCGGGACCATACCTTCGGTGGTTTTCTTGGATGAGGTCACGACTAACATAGATCCTCTGGGCGTCCAGGGGATATTCAACATGATACAGGAGTTATCCTTGGACAAGCAGGTGTTCATAACGACGCACGACAAGGATCTCATAAGGATGCTCGAGACTTCCGACGTCATCGACCTTGTCCACGAAAAAGGCTTCACGGTCATAAAAAAGTGATTTTTTCTAAGAAAAAACAGTTTTTGATCCTTACATATATTCCAAACTAAATTTACAAAGAGGTAAAGATGTCATCCAAAGCACTGTCCGATTACACCTTCGTTTCGAGATACGCCAGATACAACAGCGAGATAGGAAGGAGAGAGACTTGGCACGAGGCTGTGGAGCGGGTAAGGCAAATGCACTTGGCGAAATACCCCATGGCTGCCGAGGACATAAATTTTGCCTTCTCGCACGTGCACGAGAAGGTCGCCCTCGGAAGCCAGAGGGCTTTGCAGTTCGGCGGTTCCCCCATACTGAAAAAAGAAGCCAGGATCTACAACTGCTCCGCGGCATACTGCGACAGGACGAGGTTTTTCCAGGAGGCGACATGGCTGCTACTGTGCGGCTGCGGCGTAGGGGTCAGCGTCACGAAGAATCACGTGAACAAGCTTCCGAATTTCCACGCGGGTCTGGAGAGGTCGTCTGACTTTTCTGGGGAAGTCATGTTTCAGATAGATGATTCCATAGAGGGTTGGGCGGACGCTTTCGGGGCGCTAGTCGCTTCCTATATGCCACACTCCGAGTTTTATGAGTACTATGGGAAAAAGGTGTCTTTTGACTATTCGAAGATAAGACCGCAGGGATCCATGCTTTCGTATGGCATCGGCAAAGCACCGGGGGCAAAGCCTCTGGAGGGAAGCCTGGAGAGGTGCAGGACCTTGATGAACAAGTGCCTCGACTCCGGCATGCGAAGGATGCGACCCATAGACTGCATGGACTATCTGCTGCACGCGTCGGATTGCGTCCTCAGCGGCGGAATAAGGAGAAGCGCCGTCATAGTCCTGTTTTCGGCGGACGACCAAGAGATGATGACCGCCAAGACCGGAACATGGTATTACGACAATCCCCAAAGGGCGAGAAGCAACAATTCCGTCCTGCTTGACAGATCATCCACAACTAGGGATGATTTCCACAACATGTTCGAGTCGACCAGGCAGTTCGGCGAGCCAGGGATCGTCTGGACCGACTGTCCCGCAGAGCAGCTTTTTAACCCCTGCAATGAAATCTCATTGAGAGGATATGACGAGCACGGAAACTCCGGCTTCCAGTTTTGCAACCTCACCGAGATAAATGGGTCGAAGTTGACGTCCAAGGACAACTTCGCTTTGGCTGCTAAGGTGGCGTCCATCATAGGCACCCTGCAGTCCGGATACACGAAGTTCGACTATCTTGGAAGGGTGAGCGAGGACATAACGAAAAAGGAGGCTTTGCTTGGAGTGTCCATAACGGGCATGATGGACAACCCAGACATATGCTTCGATCCAGCCATCCAGAGGGAGATGGCTAATTTGGTCCTCGAGGTCAACGAGGTGATGGCTCGCAAGATAGGCATAAACGTTTCCGCTAGGTCGACAACAGTAAAGCCGGCGGGGAGTACTTCTTGCCTGCTCCAGACCTCAAGCGGGATTCACCCGCACCATGCCAAAAGGTACATACGAAGGGTGCAGAGCAACGCCATGGAGAACCCCATACAGCATTTCGCCAACGTAAATCCCATAGCCATAGAAAACTCCGTATGGAGCGCAAACGGTACAGACAAGGTCGTCAGCTTCCTCGTGGAGACCAAGGGCGGATCCCTGACGAAGTCCGACATCGACGCCGTGAAGCTCCTTGAATACGTCAAGTTGACCCAGGAAAACTGGATCAGGAGTGGCACTAGGGTGGAAAAATGCGTAGCCCCTTGGCTCACCCATAATGTCTCGAACACGATCAACGTGAACGACGACGAGTGGGACTCCGTGGAGCAGTTCATATACGAGAACAAGAATAGTTTCGCAGGCATATCCCTTCTCGGGTCTACCGGGGACCTTGATTACCCGCAGGCTCCGTTCACGAAGGTTCTGACTGTCGATGAGATAGTCGCGAAGTACGGCAAGGGATCGATATTCGCCTCCGGTCTAATAGTTGACGCCCTTCACGCGTTTCATGGGAACCTGTGGAAGGCGTGCGATGCCGCGATGGGCGTCTTATCCGTGGTCGAGCCGTCAAAGCCAGAAAAGCTCGATGATGAGATCGTAGAGAAGATCCAGTCCGAATGGCTTCATTTCAACCTGCAAAAGGATTGGGTTCGCCGCGCCAACCAGTTTGCGGAAAGATATCTCGGAGGAAACACAAAGGAATTGACCTACCTTCTGAAGGACGTCAACAACAACAAGCACTGGGAAGATCTTTCCAGGGTTTACAAGGATGTCGATTACACGACCATGATGGAGCAGGAAGACAACACCAAACTGGCTGAAAACATAGCCTGCAGCGGTGGGGCATGCCAGATATTCTGAAAGTTATTGCTTTGAAAATACTTTTTTTTATACTTACTCTATTAGTTAGATTTGAGTAGAAGAAACAAGAATTACACAAGTTTACAATTTGTAGAAGGCAGTAGCTGATGGCAAAATATATTTTCGTGGTTGGCGGCGTCATATCTGGCACGGGCAAAGGTGTGGCTGCAGCCAGTATAGGTCTTCTTTTGAGGCTTCGAGGTCACATCGTGACCTTGGTCAAGTTCGACCCGTACTACAACATTAATGCTGGTATTCTGGGACCCGGAGAGCATGGGGAGTGTTTCCTCTGCGACGACGGCACGGAGACCGATCTTGACTTGGGTCATTACGAGAGGATAGCTGGAATAACGGTCAGCAAGGACAATATTTGCACGCACGGAATCCTCCAGAAGGAACTGATCGAGGAACAGGAACACGGAAAGTACCTCGGCGAGACCATACAGGTCAATCCCCACCTTACCGACAAAATAGAGAAGAGGCTGGTCGATCTCGGCAAGAACCACGACATCGTCATCGCCGAGGTTGGCGGAACAGTCGGCGATTCGGAAAGCTTTGCGTTCTACGAGTCGATCAGGCTTTTCAAGCAAAGCCATAGATCAGAGGTTCTGATCGTGATGGTCGCCCCCATATTGTGGATCAAGACCATCAAGGAGTTCAAGACGAAGCCCCTCCAGAACGCCGTCAAGGACTTGCAGAGGCACGGCTTGCAGGCTGATGTCCTTCTTTGCAGGGTGGAGAAACCGATACCGGAGAAGATTCTGGACAAGGTTTCGCAACTTTCCAACGTGACCAGGGAATGCGTGTTTGAGGCTCCCGATTTCGAGTCCATATACGAGGTCCCGCTAGCCTATTACAACCGCCATGTCGACGACTTGTTCGTAGACTTGTTTCACCTCAACAGAAGCGCCTGCAGGATCCACAAGTACCGCGAGGTCGTCGAGAAATACACCAACAACAACCTCAGACCTATTTCCATAGGTATTTTCGGCAAGTACGACAACTGCGATGAGGCTTACATATCCCTGAAAGAGGCTTTGCTTCATGCCGGCATAGCGAATGACTCCAAGGTGGAGATTCATTGGTTCAAGTCGGAGGATCTGGAAAAGTACAAGGACAACCGTGGTCTGAACAAGTTTTTCGAGAACCTAGACGGGATAATAATACCCGGTGGGTTCGACAACAGGGGAATAGAGGGCAAGATAAAGTGCATACAATATGCTCGCGAGAAGAAAGTGCCATTTCTCGGCATATGCCTTGGTCTGCAATGCGCCGTCATAGAGTTTTCCAGGAACGTGTGTCGCCTTGAGGGCGCCAACAGCATGGAATTCGACAAGGAAACCAAGAATCCGGTTGTCAAGTTCGTTTCCGGTCAAGATGGGCTGGCGAAAAAGTCTGCAAGCATGAGGCTTGGCGCGTATGACTGCGAACTCAAGAAGGAAACCATAGCGTACGAACTTTACGGGCAGAAAACGGTAAGGGAGAGACATAGGCACAGATATGAGGTAAACGAGTCGTACATTCAATGCTTCGAGGAAGCCGGGTTTTTGGTCAGCGGGAGGAATCCGCAGACAAATCTGGTCGAGATCATGGAACTGAGTACCGATTTGCATCCTTTTTTCATAGGCACACAGGCTCATCCCGAGTTCAAGAGCAGGCTCACCGCGGCGGCTCCGCTTTTCAAGGGTTTGATAGCCGCAGCCATAAAGAACAAAAAAGTCGCGCCGGAAAACATAAATAAAGCATGAACTTCAAACAGTACCTATTGATGGAAAACGAGGAAGATTTCGCCAACAAGGTTGGAAAGATATACAACTCATTGAACGACTTGTCGAAAGTGGTGGACGACAAGGGCGTCCGACTCGGCGACCTAGCCAACGGAATAGTGGGCGAGATAAAGATTGTCCTGACTGGGATTAGCCCTCCAAAGATGAAGGGGCTGGTCGAGAAGATGCAAGCCATAGCCATCATGATAAAGAAGTCCATGGATGGCAAGGAGAAAGACAAGGAAGCCAAGTCTCTTCCCGACGCCATAAGGATAGCGTTGGCTGACATGGAGAAGATCAAATCGCAGATGGGATTGCCGATAAACGACCTTGGAAGCCCAAATGACGACGTGCCGACAAAAGACGATGCCGGAGTCTCAAATCCCGTGGAGAAGGAAAAGAAGTCAGTCGTTCCCGATTCGAAGTCGTTGGTGGAGCCGACGGCTCCAGGAACCATACCGCCAGACAACGCCCCGTCACTCGGCGGAAGCACTGGCACACTAAAAAACCTGTAGGTGAAAAACTTGTGCGGCATAGCTGGATACATAGGCGAATCGAACGACCGAAACGCCACTTGGAGCATAATATCCAAAGTCTTCGAGAAGCTTGAAGTCAGGGGTGTCGACGCGGCTGGGTTTTGGATGTCCGAGAAGGGAGAATCCGGCAAGATCCTGCACCACAAGCAGCCCGGCAGATCAAGCGACTTGGTCGGCTCGAAAGCGTGGAACGACGTTGCGGCATTCGACTGCGACTTGTCCATAGTCCACGCAAGGGGAGCTAGCAAGGGCTATGGAAGCCCTCTGGTCAACCAAAACAACCACCCTTTCATAAGCGAGTCTGGGAACATCGCCTTGGCTCACAACGGTAAGATCGATGACGATGAATACCAGTTCCTTAAAGAGAAATACGGCGTCAAATCCGAATGCGATTCCGAGATACTTCTGCGGGTGTTCGAACATGCCTCCAGGCGATACAGCCTCAATGACTTGGATGGCTATGTCGGCGACTTGCCTTACCCCCACAGGATGGCTGGGGTCAAAGACATATTTTCCTTGATAAATCATGGGCACATGGCGGTTTCCATAGGGGAGTACGATGTGGGCGGCAAAAGGTGCCTGTGGCTGTTCAGGAACAGATTCAGACCCATGTGGGTTTTCGATCTGCGATCTTCCTTGGGTCAGATATTCTTTGTTTCCGAGCCAAGCATATGGAGGGAGGCTGCGTCCGAGGTCGGACCTTACCGCAAGATAATGAACTCGGCAAAGATGACCAAGCTTCCGGACGAGGAACTTTGGTTCTTCCATATAGACAATGATTCGAGATTCGTGAAAAGTCCGATCAAGATGATGGTTTCAAAGTCCAGCCCGAAGAAGTGGGTGTTCGACGGATTCAAGGTCGAGCCGCAGGGTGATGACATAGAAGTGGATCTGGTTACTACCTTAAATGAGGCAGACATGGAAGACGGGTATCCCATCGACGATAGCTTGGCTTCCGAAATGGTTCTTTCAGAGATAGAAAAGCAGACGAAAAGCATATGCGACATATGCAATTCAATATGCGCAAACTCGCAAGTCCTGCTTGGAAACAACACCATTTCGGCTACCGAAGCCGAACAGGTTCTTTCCTTGCTCGAGGAGCAAAGGTCATCAATGGCGGAGATAGAAAACATACTTAATTAGAGGGAAAATGAAAGACAACATTGGCGAAAACGAGGATGATTTTTTCATAGAGGACATCATAAAGAATCGCCAGTCCAAAAAAAAGAAAGTCAACGGCAAAAAGAAAGGAAGCCGGGTCGAGAGGGAACTCACCAAATTGCTCAACGACAGGTTCTCATGCGAGGATTTCTCTAGGTCAGTAGGGTCCGGCAACAGATGGGGTCAGGTAAATCACCTTCCGAAACACGCCAGGGATGTTTTTTCCGGCGATCTAATAGTTCCTTCAAACTTCAAGTTCTGCATAGAGTCCAAGGGCGGATATGACGCCATAGACTTGAATTCGGTGTTCACGCACGGTTCCAGCGAACTGGACGTTTTTCTCGAACAAGCCGAAATGGACTCGTCTAGATGCAACCGAAAGCCGATGATGTGCTGGAAGAGAACCAGGAAGCCTTGGCTTGTTTTCGTAAAATCTTCGGAATTGGAAGGGGTGGAGTTTAAATACAGTATCAGGTATGGCGAATGGACTGGAGTATCTCTTGAAAGCCTGATGGAAATGGAAGATTCATTTTTCATGGGGGAATAGACATGAACCTAATAGAAGCTAGGGAAGATGGCAATATAGTCATGATCAGTTTCAAGCAAGAAAAGATATATGACGAGTCATCGGTAAGCATAATAGGAGAGGAACTTTGCTCCTTGATCGAATCCAATCACAAAGCGAAAGAGTTCATCATAGATTTCTCGAATACGAACTACCTTTCGAGTTCTATGTTGGGTAAGCTCATATCAGCCAACAAGAAAGCCAAGGCTAACAATGCAGTTCTTTCTTTCAAGTCCATGAGCGAAAACGTCAAGGAGATTTTCCAAGTCACGAAGATAGCCGGGTTTTTCAAATTCGTCGATTAAAAATGCGGCATTTCATCGATGAGCTTCATGACGTCAAGTATTCCATCGAATTCGTCGTCGTATCCGGGAACGCTGTATTTGCCGTTCTCGTACTCTATCTTGTATTTCTTGTATGTTCCCTTAGACTCGTCTATCTGGTCGGATACCAGGGGGAATTTATCGAACAATACTTTCACTCTTCTGAGTTCTGACAAAACTTCATCCATGACTACCTCCATGATTTTTTTCGACAAGACAATATATTTTCAAGGAACGTTTTTGTAAATAGCAAAATCACTCGAACTTCGCCAAATCGTATATCCTCGAACACCTTTGGTCTATCCAGACCTTAGACCCACCGCTTGTGAGAAACCAAATCCATTTGTCCGGGACGTTAGTCCTTATCGAGTCTCCATATCCGTCCGTTATGACGAATACCGTCGGATGCTTTATTTTTTTAGACCGCATTTCCTCCTCGACGAATTTCTGCAATATAGAGAACATGGTGCCCCCGCCGCCGTATATCCTCCTGGACGCAAGGGTGGTTTCACGCACCATGGTGTCAAAGCAGAATAGACGCGTGTTGAATTTCTTTGGGTTCAACGACCCTGCAGCCTTGAAGAACCTTTCTTTCAGGCTCCAGCAGCTTCCCGATGTGTCCATGAAGAAGAAGACGTCGATTTTGTCGTCTTCCGGACCGAAGCAGTGTGTTTCCATCTCGCTTGGAAGGAAAAGGGAACTGGACATCTCTTGGCTTCTTCTTGATTTCCTCGTCCATTGTTCGGACTGGTCGTACGTGTTTTTCATGGCGCTTATCTCCCAACGCCTTATGACGGACTCCCATTTCCTTTTTACCTTGGATTTTTCGTTCGCCGCGGAAATCCAAGACCCTTCAAGCGTTCCAGCCTCATCGCCACACATGAAATGTTTTTCCACGAATCTTTTTATCGATTCCTTCTCTTCTTCCGTGGACTCGCCGGATATCTTGTTCATGACATCCTTCCAGTCTGCTTCGGAAAGGGTGGCGTGGTCATCGAGGCATCCGGAGTTCAGGTTCATCACTATGCTTGGGTTGCCGTCGCGGAACGTCTCCTTGTACATGTTGAAATAATATTCGTAACAGTCGTTTTTCGAAACGGTTTTTCCTTGGAATATCGTGTCTATCCAGCATAGCCTGTCGCCTTCTGCCCCGCTTTCGCCGGAGCAAATGTCTATGGCTTTGGAAACCGACGACTCCACTTTCTCCCTGGAGAATCCGAAATTCGTGACCAAGCTTTGGTTTATGACTATGTCCATGCATATGTTGGCTGCGATCTTTTGTTGGCTGGACGCGCTTTTGGACCTTACTCCATGATTAAGCATTACGTGAAGCATCTCGTGGCACACGACGAAAAGCTTGCCGTCCATGTCAAGGTTGTCCCAGAATTTCCTGTTGAAGCAGAACTTGACGAATCTCCCGACCTTGTCGAACTGTATGGCGGCTGTCTCTACGGAATCGTCGATGATTGGCTTGCCGATCGACCAAATCTTGTAGAATATGGCATGGTGTTCTTCTAGCCTTCCAGCTATTTCCATCCATTCCGACGAAGGTATGCTCATTTGTCCGACACCTTTATGAGTTCGGAGAAATGCTTCGCCGCTTCCGGGTTCTGCGTGAAAATCTTCTTTATCCTGGAGATCATCTTGATGTCGTTTCCAGCCAGCATCACGTCCCTGCAAATCTCCCGGAACGGTCTGACATCGAGAACATTCGACATCACGAACTTGAACACCTTGTCGTTCTGGCTCATGAGCGAGACTATCTTCTCCTTGCTCATGAGCTTGACGAACCATTCCATCAGGGTCTTGCTTTCGACTATGTATTTCGTGGCGGAAGCGAAGTTGTTCTCGTTCTGAAGCCATGTCCGTGCCTCCTCCACGTCATCGTTCTTCATTAGCTTGGACAGCTTTTCGCCAGTCGGTCCTTCCTTCAGGGACTGCAACAGCTTGGAGACGCCGCTCTCCATCGGCAGGACGTCGCGAAGGTCACCTTGGGCGGAATACAGGTTGAGGGCATACTCGAGCCTTCTCGGCGACACCAAGTCCTTCGTGGCTACATCCAGCTCGTTCCACCAAGATATGGCGCTGTCCGCGGCTTCCAAGCCGAACCTTTTCCTGAAATAGTCCGCGTCCGGCTTGTATTCTATGTGCCTGTGAACCTCGAACCTGTCAAGCTGGGCTGGGTCTAGCCTCTCGACGTCATACGCGCTGATTTCGTCGTCCGGGTTGACCGCAGCCCATATTATGCGCAAGTTAGGAAATTTCTCGCCATTTATGCTCTTGAACTGGAGTAGTTCCAGGACGGCGTTCCTGACCTTCTTCGGTCCGCGGTTGAATTCGTCTATGAATATGGCTTCGACCTCTCCTAGGGCGAACTCCAGAGGTCTGATCATCTTGAGGTAGCTCACCTCTCGCCCGTCGATCGACATTGTCGTCTCTTTAGGTATTCCCACGAAATCGACCCAAGGGTCCATCGTCGCCGCGCTGAAGTATTTCCACCGTAGCTTGTTTCGCTCGAATGCGTTCTTGACCATGGCGGTCTTCCCGACCCCATGCTTTCCAATAAACAGAGCGTTTTGGTTGGTTTTGATCCAGAAATCCAGCTTGTAATCCAATGACATAGCAGTCTCCGTGTGTTGTCGGACAATGCTACCACGAATCGTTTTTTTTTGGAATCTGATTATTTCATTCGAAAATTTGAAGCTGGTTCTTTTCCGAGACGAAGACGCTCTCGGCATAGGCTAGTTCGAACCAGACGTTGTATATGCCTGGGTCGTAGTCGTTCGTGTCTACGAACAGATATGCGTACATCTTTTCCCTGTAGTCCACAAGTTGCCGATCCACCACCAATCTTAAGTCTTTTTCTTGCGGGACACAATCGCCGCAAGCCTTTTCGATTGATACTCTTAAATCTGAGACTATGGCGAGATTTTCGTAGTACGGCAGTAGATCGGCTCCTCGCGGAACGTTTGGCTGTATCTGGATCACCAGATACCTCTTGGAACCTTTAACAATTCTGTTAGGCTTGAAGCCGAACGAGAAATCGTAAACTGGGGGAATTGGGGAAGTGAACCAGAGATCTGGATAAAGCCTGAAAGAGTTGGATATTTCGGCTGTCGAACATTCGTTGGTCTCGAACGTGACCGACCATATGTCCAGATAGTCACCTATGGTGTACAGAGGGTCTTGCATGGAGACATCGACATAGTACGATCCCGTGCCCTCGGACACAACATCGTCTCCGCTGACGCTCTGAACCAGCCTTCTGCCGTCCGGGTTGACCTGGGAAACCCCGTTTTGGTCGAGATGGTAGATGTCCACTTTGTCGATAGACTTCATGTTCGCCCTGTTGTTGCTGTTGTAGCTGAACAACCGCAATCTCACGGTATCGTTACAGGTTGGGTTTTGAAGTCTTTCTTTTGTGGACATTTATTACTTTCTCTGCTTTGATTTTCTTCTTTCTGATTCCATCGCATCGTTCTCTTTCTGCTTTTGCTCGATGAATCTGTTGACGAGCCACTTTCTGGAGTGCGTCGGTATGCTAAGAGTGTCATGCATGCTCTGGTGGAGGTGATACATGAAGAAGAATATTTCTTCTAGGAGGTTCTTCTGAAGCTCTAAGCTTGGGGATTCTTTTCCCTCTTCCTCCGGGGGAAGAAAAAATTTGTTTCGAGCGGCAGATCTATCGAGAATTCAGCGGAGCAAGAAGGACAGTTGATCTCGATCTTGGTGTCGACGCCGAAAGGAGGCTCGTTGATCACGCCTCGAATGTATGACACGTCGTTGATCGGCAAGTTCTTGAGGAGGATTTGCAGTTCGGTCTTGTCGTTGATTCCGTCAATGTCTTCAAGAAGCTGCGCGGTCCTGTATGTCAGAGTGTCGTCCGTGGCGCTGTCGCCGAACATCTTCATGCGACGTTCCCTGTATTCGTTGATTTCCTGCTCGTCCTTGCCGGTAGACAACCTGTAGCGAAATCTCAATTTGGTGTTCGGAAGTACGTCCTCCATGATCGGACCGTATTCCATAGGGCAGGTTTCGACATAAAGGCTGCTCAAGTCCACGTTGGTGCTGAATTTCGAGCTGCATTCTGAACACTTTACTTCCACGTCGTAGCTCGAGGAATAAGATATGCCTCGGAGGTACAACAGGAGATATGTTCTGTCTACGGTCAAGAGGTTCTCGACCTTGAAGTTCTCCTTTATGCATTTTTGGAAGATCATGTTGATCGCCTGACCCTTGCGGACGAACCGCGGGGTCGCAAGAATCTGCTCCTCTTCGCCGGTCATAGGTCTTAAGTTTACTATTCCGTTAGATGGACCGTTTATTCCATCGTAGAACCTTCCCTTGGAAGGCAATTGCACTTCCTCGTATTGGGAGCTGTTTCCCTTGAGTGTCTCAAGCAGTTCCTTGAGGTGTCCGGACGAGTTTTGGCTCACTGGTTGCGGAGAAGTTCTTGGGTTCGCTGGCGCGTTGGTGTTTTGTTCTCGGTTCATCGAGGAAAAACTGTTGTTTGGCTTTTGAAGCGTTGATTCTGGTGACGCGGATTCCTTTTGCTGTTGCAAAGCCTTGGCGAACTCTGGAGGTATGTTGCCTTGTATGGAAAGTTCTGGGGCGCCTTCTGGTTTCTGTGGTCTGAAAGTCTCGTCTGTCATTTTTCTCTCCTAATGGGTTGCTTAAAAAAGCCTTTTGTTTTAGAATAGTATCGATGGAGATAAATCTGAGAAATATTGAGGAAATTATTTTCAGGAACCCTGATGTCTGGAAACGCATGCCAGATATGTCACATTACCGCGATGAGTGGATGGTGGCGCAGAGAGTTCCAGGGATGCGCGGGCTCGGCAAGAGGGCGGTGTTGGGTTTCCTTTCGAAGGCTGGCACGGAGCAGATAGAAGCTATGGAATCCCATTTCAGCGAGCCGGTCGTCATAAACAAGATAGACCCAAATGTACACGGGAATCTCGAATGCGATATCGCTGATCTTGAGGGCAGGATTTGCGAGTTCGGAGATTTCGGAGAAGTCTGCATCAGCAGGAACAAGGAAACCGTAAAATTGTCTTTCTGGAGGTAGTTATGGAAGATTTTTGTTTGTTTTTGTTGGCGACTATAGGCATGTCTCACATCATAGTCGATGGCTCTATAATGGAGCCTTTCAGGAATCTCGTGAAGTACGTTTCCGAGAAAATCAAGATGCCGAAGATCGGGGAGATGGTCGAATGCTATCTGTGCTCCGGAACCTGGTGCGGCTTTCTGATGGGCTATATATTCATTGTCAATCGAAGGGAAGTTCTCGACCTGAATTGCTTCATGGTCGTCTTCGCCTGCGGGTGCGCCGGGGGCTTCGTTTCCAATTTGGCTGCCATGGTTCTCAACTGGATTGAGGCTGCCACCATAGTGAACATGCCGGAATAACGATGAAAAAATACAAGTACCAGATATATTGCCAGATATGCCACTACAAGAAGCTGGTGACTGACGATGATATCAAGGATCTTTCGATATCCAAGAGCAGCGACATACAGGCTGGGATACCGAAACAAGACCCGCTGACGAAAAAGACGGAGACACCAAAGTACAAATTAGGAAAAAGCAAGGTCAGGTGCCCCAATTGCGGCAGGGTCATATTCATCGCAAAATACAAGGATCCAAATGAGACCAATAACCCTTCTTGAAATAAAACAGGCTCTCAGGGACGCCAGGTTCAGGGAATCCATCCCGGCGTCACTCACCGAGGATTTGCAGAAATATCTGAAGAACCCTTCCTGCGCGTGCAACACGCCATTCTACAAAAAGATACTGAAGGATTGCAAGGATCAGATCCTAGCCTATTTCCCGGGAAGGGAGGTCGGCGAAATCGAGAGCGAGATAAGGAAGATAGCCGAGAACAACTGGTCCGTGATAAACTGTTCCGTCGGCGAGCTCGAGTCCAAGCTGAGGAAGCTTGGACCGGGAAGAAAGCAGATAGCCATGTCGAGATACGAAGACCAAGTCACGCTGGTTGTCAACGAGCTCGATGTCATCTATTAGCGACGTAAAGCTTTGATTTGCCCTTGATGTCCGCGCAGTTTTTCATCATGCTCTCCGGATGCTTTTTGTATTTGTCTATTTGGAACGGCCAATCGTCGTTCTTGAGTCGTCTCGAACCCAGGATCATGGCGTTCTCGTAGAAAGAGTAAGCCTTCTCGTACATGTCGAGAGAATGGTATATGTCGCCAAGAAGGCACCAGAACTCAGCCATGAGCGGCTTCGTGGCTATACACTCAAACACGTTCTTTGAGGCTTGCTGGTAATCCTTCTTGACATAGCAGTAGACCATTCCAAGATAATATTTCGTCATCACGTACGGCATCGATCCTGGCTTGCCCTTGAACAGGTAGTGGTTCGCGCAGCTGATGAACTCCTTGTAATTACGCTGCGAAAGGTACACGCAGCTCTTGTAGTATTGCGGCTCGAGAGCCAGCGGCGACCTTTCCTGCCATTTTCTGATTATCTCCATGTTTTCTTCTCCGCGGTCGACCATGGAGGCTTTGACGTATATCTCCGAATAGCTGGCTTCGCAAGAAAGGTGTTCGAAAGTCGGGTTTTTGAACTTCGTTCCGTCGGAAGGTCTCCAGATTCGTATCGGCTTCGTCACGACTTGCTCCTGGACAACCGATATCCTGGACGGACCCGCCATGTCTGGAATGCATTCGGCTCCCTTCGCTATGGATTCGTTTGCGTCCAGCATGAGGGCGAATTCCGTCCGCACCGAATCAGCCATCTTGTTCTTGCATTCCGAATAATTGTGGCGGAAATCCAGACTCAACACCTCATCCGCGTAAGCTTTGGCTATGTCTGCGGTTCTGTCCGAACTGCCGATGTCGCCAACGACAATGGTGGCGTCGACACCGACCAGCGACTTGAGGCACGACTCGATGGTCGCCTCACTGTTTCTCGCCGCCACTAGTATTGTCATTTTTTTCATCAAATTTCTTGCTTATGAGAAAAGACAAGGCTTTCGCCTCATTGTCCATTCCGGAACGATTATAATACTCTTGTAGTTCCTTGTAGAACCTCGGAGTGAAAGGGTTATCTATGATCCCGGCGAAAATTTCAGAAAGATTCAACATGAACAAAGCAGCCCCTTCGCGCAACAGCCTTCAGGCGTTCAAGCCTTGGGAGGGAGAGTGCAAGACCAAGCCTTGGCACAGAAAAGTAACCGTGGTCATACCCGTTATCGATACATTCGAACAATTAAGTATATGCGTCGAACTGCTTAGGTGTCAATCTGTCAAGCCATACATAGTAGTCATCGACACCGGCAGCGACGAGGAAAACCTCGAAAAGATATGCGGTCTGAGAGACGAAGATACAGAAGTCCACTCTTTGAGGCTGAACGCGGTCAAGCATCCAAGCGATTTCCCAGCCATAGCAATGGATCTCGGGTTCTCCCTGTGCAGAACCGAATACCTGTTCGCCACGCACACGGACGTTTTCGCCAAGAGGGTCGACCTTCTGGAGCATTTCCTGGGGTTGTGCGAAACGGAGTCGCCCGTGGTGGGATACCAGATTTCCCCCAGAGCCCACGATGACTGGGTAGGCATGGTTTCACATACGGCAACCATGTACCACATGCCGACGATGGACAAGGTCGGTTTCGGGTGGAGCCTCAGAAGGCTATGCAACACTTTCGGCATCGCGGACCACAGACCAGACCCGATGAGACCATGCTGGCCAGACACCGAATTGTTGGGCAATTACATACTGAGGCAGAATGACATAAAGCCGTACTTGATTGGAAAGGAGGAGAACTTCAAGATGACCAGAGATGACAATATTGATCATTTTAGGAGTTTTACTTCTGGAAAATTGTACAGCCATTCCTACTTTAGTGTAGCCAATGAGTGGTACGAACAAGCCAGGAAAGAAGCTCTTGATAGAATAGAAGAATGGAAGGCAGTCGGCGACCAGTGTACGACCGTGAAAAACAAGGAGCTTAATGGCTAATGAGTATCTCAACAACAAAAACTTCGAGTCTTTAATCTCCAAGTTCATAAGAATCAAAAAAAGCAAAGTCAAGTACGAGACGCTTTTGGAAGAAATCAACGAAACCGAGTTGAGGTTGTCCGTGCGCAAAAAGCACGAGAAGCCAGAATGCTGGGAAGAGGTTGAGCGTGAGTTCAAAAGCTACCTTTCGCAGTACCAGGACCTCCAGAAAGACCTTACGATAGCTTTCTACCTGCTTTCCGAGAACATAGTCAGATACAGGAAATTCAACCTTATAGACCCCGATGACGCCATACAAGAGGGCGTCCTTATATGTTTCGAGAAAGTAGACAGGTTCGACCCGAGCAAGGGCAAGGCGTTCAATTACATGACGACCTGCATCATAAACCACTTCAGGCAGCTCTACAGGACGGCGAGGAACTACAACGAACTCAAGAGGAAGTACCACGAGCACTTGAGCGTCACCATAGAACAGGTCGGAGCGTCTAACAAGGGAAGATCGACAAACAAGAACAATCAGAACAATGACAGATGAATTTTCGCCCAATGAGTTGAAAGTTTCATTCTCGAATTTTATACTTATATCAGTGGATGTTGTATGCCACTGTATATCAAGGTCAAAATATGAGTAATGTTATTGAGCAGATCGAAAAGCAAGAGTTGATTCAGAAGCTTATAGACAAGGGTTATGCCCCCCTTATAGACGCCCTTCTCGGCAACGAGAAGGATGTTTACACAAAAAAGGGCAGGCTCAACAAGAGCGGCGCGTGCAGGGTGCTGGGATGGAAGCCAAAAGACCTAGAGCAGGCTCTGGAGTCATGCAAGGAAATACTGAAGAACGATCTTTTCTTTTCGAATCCGAAGGACGAAAAAGACGAATAGGAACGACTGGCGCGAATTATATCGTCTTGTACGCCCTGTCGTATTTTAGGCTTAGGTCTATCATGCACACGTCCGAAGAGGTGTAGTCAAGGTCGCCGAAATCGGCGCTCTCTATGTACACGTTCTCCAGAACCCACTTCTCTATGACCTCTCCGCAGCCATCGTACAGCTCCAGGGTTGCTTCTTTTTTGAAACCGTTGGTGGCAACCTTGTATGTCGCCGAACTTTGCGTGACCTCATAAATCTTGTTTATCCATTCTATCACCGGGTTCTTGCTTTTCTTAAGGTCGAACAAGGTCAAGCTGATGGGCTTCCACTCCGGCTTCGAAGGGAAGTTTATAGTTTCGCTCATATGCTGCGCTTCCATGCTCTTGAATGACAGGCTAGGTCTGCCAGCCTTTGACGGAGGAAGCGTGTCAACCCCAGTCGCAGAAACTTCCGGTATCTTCAGAAGCCACCGATACTTCCTTTTGAAGCATGCCGATGGGCTTTCTAGTCCGAAGTCGAAAGACATTCTCTGTCCCACTTTTCACCTCTTATGCAAGAAAAGCCACAACCCAAATGAGCTGTGGCTTCTTGTTTTTTTGAAAGGAAAATCTAAATCTAGCTTTAGCAGCCCAAACATACTGGAGTTGGGTTGGTATCGCATTTGGCTTGGTATTTAGCCATGTAGTATCTCAGGGTCAACTCCACAGTCGCCTCTTCAGACGAACTGTAATCCAAGTCGCCGAAATTAACGGCAGATGGCCAAATCCCGCTCAGCGTCCAGGTTTCAAGCGATTTGCCGCAACCATCGTACATGTCGAGCGTGGCAACCCCAGCCCAGCCACCATTTGATCCAGTACCTTGAATGGTAGTCTGTTTCATCGATGCGTCCTGGAAGTTGTAGATGCTCGCGAGCCATCCGTAGATGTTATCAACGCCATCACTGGTGGCTTTAGCCACGTCGTAGAAGGTGACGGTGATGGATTCCCAGGAAGCCTTGCCTGGTATCCACATCTTTCCGTGCATGTAGTTGATCTCGGTCTCTTCTATTGTAAGGTTTGGACGAGAAGCTAGCTTCACATAGCTCTTGCCCAAATTCTTGCCATTCCACTTTAAATCAAAAGTCCATCTGTATTTTCTCTTGAAAACTAAGTTACTATTTGAAGCTAGTTCTCCCAAATTCATCGTTGCCATGTTAAAATCCTCCCCTCAAAAATTAGAATGCGTTTGTGGATTCAGTAAAGTCGCTACCCGTTCTGTGGATGCTGAATTCAAGGAATATGAATTCAACCGCTCTGGTCGGGATCACGCCGATCCTTGCCCTTAGCTCGTTTCTGTCGATTACATCGGAGGTGTTGAGAGCCTCATCGCATTGAATTTTGTAACCAGTAATGCCACGACCAATCAGAACCTCTTGCAGAATCACATCAGCTATTCTGATGAATTCAGCTCTCAGTATTTCATCATGCGGTTCGAAAAGCAGACCTCTGGAACGAGCCTTGAGCTGTTTTTCGATGTAGAACATGAGTCGTCGAACATTGACTCGGTCAAGCGCGGTAGGTCTTCGCTGCATGGTCTTCTGACCCCATACGCAGAAACCGTCGGTGTCTGCGAACTGAACGATTGGATTGATGCAGTTCCTGTAGCCGTACATCAAGTCTCGCTCTTCCTGGGTAGGTCGCGCGTAGACGTCGTTGATGCCTGGAACCATGCCGCGATTCAAGCCGGCTGGAGCGAACCAAGGTCGCGCAAGACGGTCGTTCTGTGCGTACACAGCCATCACGGAGCCGCTAGGAGGAGCCCACACGTCGACTCGGTTGTAGTTGTCACGCAGGCGAACCCACGGCCAGTACAACGCGCCGAAGTCGCTGTCGAATCTCGTGCTGTTAAGAGGATGCGTACCGTTCTGCCATGCTATGATCTCGTTCACGGTAAGACCGAAAGGAGAATCGATGATAGCCATGCAGTCTTGACGGAAATTTTGACACATGTAAAGAAGTTCCGTCACTACAGTCGTGCTGGTGTGACCGGGAACCGCTATAAGGTCGATGTCGAACTGTTCTGATTCGCTGACCGAGTAGATGCCACTGTATGAGGTGGAGCTGCCGATCAGAAGTTCGTCTTGCTTGTCTGGATCTGAAGGAATGCCGTCAGAGCCGCCGACAAGGTTGTAGGTGCCGTCCGCCGGTCCAGCCTGGATCGCGGTGTTGTCTTCGATGTTGATGTATTCAGACACTAGCGCGAAGTAGCTGCCGACGTAGAACGTGCTGGCGTCATTCTTCGTGATGTTGCCCCAAGCCTCTACTTGGCTTCCGTTGCTGTATATTTCCACGTTGAAAGAGCTTTCGCGAGGGTTGTTCTTGATGACAACCTGCGTCAAGTTGCCTTCGATGCCGACGCTGTCAGCCTTGACGGTGAAGGATATGTCGCCACCCGTGTTCGAGTCGCCGTTTACCCTTCCGAATGTCTCGATGGCTGTGTCGCCGGTTACTCCCGAAGTGGTTTCGCCGATCGCGGTAGCAGAATCGAAGCCGAATATTTCGATCGCGGTAGAGTCGGACTTGACTCTCAGTCTGGCATCACGACCATGGCTGAGGGTGCTGAAGACCAAATTGTCGCCGAAATCGCCGCCAGCGGAAGCCACCCAGCCGCCCGGAAGATCGCCGCCTTCGGATGCTCTCTGTTCGTTGATGGCATCTACGATTTCGGTGATCGTGTTAATTTGGCTTTCCAAGGAGGAAAGATCGATGGACTGAACGACATTGTCGATCAGAACGTTGTCGGTGCCGTCCACCACAATGTTGAGGTTTAAGCCGGTTACGTGGTTGGGGAATTCGTAATGACCTGGGGTTTGATACCCAACATTCGGAAACTTGTCAAGGGATCCCATTTTCGAAGCCACTGTCATTCCTTGACCAAAGCCGGTCACGTTGCCGTCCGCTACATCGCCGCCGTAGATGGCGTTCTGCACGGATACGAACTCCAGCTCTGCAGCCGGACCGTAAGCCCATAGTGTCCTCACGCTGATGCAGTTGGTGACATTCGCGTAGAACTCGATGCCGTCGTTCTCGGCGTCGATCTGGTCGTTGAGAGCCGCAACCAGTTCGGCAGTTGTATATGTCGGTCCGGTTGTCAAGTTAGGGTTTTCCTCAAACACGACCAAGGTCTTCTCGCTGAGAACGCCATTGAGCCTCCAGCGGAAGAAGTGGGTGCCAAGACCGGTGAAGTCATAGCTGCCTGGTTCGTCAGATTCGATCTCTATCACGGTTCCGGCTGCGGGAACTTCTACTTCGGCTAGGGTCGCCGATTCGTCGCTCACGGGGTCGGTGTCGGCTACGCGAATGACGTAAAGTTCGTTGGCGATGAGCAGATACTGTTCTGCGGCGTATAGGAGGTAAGGATCGCCGTTCTGTGGATGTGGATTTCCGAAAGTCCTATGGAGCTGTCGGCTGGTCGCTATGATGGTCGGAATGTTTATCGGACCCTTGCTCGCGAACCCAATCAGAGCAGCTCTGTGGAGAGTTTGCTCGGGAGCGATGAAGCTCAAGTCTTTTTCGGCAATGCGAACGCTTGGGCTGATTGTGTTTGATGGTGGAAAACCTCTAAGTATCGCCATAGTCTTATTCTCCCTTTTTTAGCAAAATATTGTTCGGTAACTGTTTGACGGTGATGAGACCGTCATTGGCTGCTCTGTCTATATATTCAGTAGCCCTCTCATCTTCCAAATAAAAAATATTTTTTCCGCATCCTATCCCTGGGATGTTCAACACGGTAAAAGACCGAGGCGCCTTTCTTGACCTTATGATCAGCTGAACTGGAAATCTCTGCTTGTTCTTTATTTCTAACATTTAAGTTCCTTTACGTTCTCTTCCAATCTCGCCATAACCTGCGTTATCTCTTCTTCTGCCAATCCGTCCACAAGATCGATCCTCGTGCCTAGGACAGCCTTCTTTCTTGTTATAGGCTGTGGTATGTATGTCTCAGCGGTCATGTTGAATTGGTACTTGATCACTCTTATAGCTTGGTCTCCAGGCTCGTAGTCCTGGTTGTTCGCTATAGAATCAAGCTTCACGATGACCTCATAGGGCACACCTATCACTTTTATATATGCAGTCTGACTGAATTTTAAAATGATTTGTTCCAGAATTTGGTTCATGTCTTCTTGGTACATAGTCCAAACATAGAGCGTGTACGTTATGTCTACTGGCATTCCCTTCGCGAAACCGAAGACGGTGTCCCTGTCATACTTTTCGCTGGCAGTGAATCCAGGCTTGCCGTCCAGACCGCGCCTGTAGTCGAGAGCCTTGTGGTAAACGTACCTGTTGGCGTTGAACTGGAGGTCGCTGTCGTGTATGGCTAACATCGGCAATTTTATCCTGTCGACCACTAGGGTCTCGTCCTTCCTCACGTTGTCCATCATTATCGCGGCGACAGCCCTTTCCTGCGTGCCCCATATTATCGGTATCGGATGAGCCTTCCCGTTCTCGTCTATGACGACTATGTCCGTGAAGAGATCCCTCATGGCGTCGTCGCATCCCCTCTTGGATTTCGAGTACCTGTAGATCGTGGACCTGTCCGGGTTGGACGGGTCGTTTATTATCTTGCCGGCTTGCATCGGGTCGCAATTGCCGGAAGACCCAAGTCCGACCTTCTTGTCGCCGAGATCCTTGATCCAGCTCAGTTCCTCGCTGCCGACGTCACGGCTGTTCGGCTTCCCGTCATTCCCGCACATCTGTGGTATTGGATCGAGATTCGGGTTATAATTAACCGGGCTTCTGTCGTTGCACTCATTCAGACCTTTGCCGGGATGATTGATGTCGTTCATTGTTTTTGTTTTTCCTTTTCCTTATGTATGGAGCATGGTGGCAAAATGCACGAACCTATTAGAGTAAAATACCGCTATTGGCATCAGGGAAAACCGCCGAAACCAATCAGGCTCCAGATACCGGGTTGGAGCGGCACAGACCACCAGCACACGAACGGGAGCAAGGCTCAGCCTTGGCACTGCCAGCCGTTCGTGGACGGAAGCACGTACGGTCTCGAGCTTTGTTACCCTTTCGACACGGAATGCCATGTTCAGGTCAGGAACGGCAAGCCGGAGTTCATCGGGGACTTCGAGGAGGAGAACAAGGTGACGATGCTCCAGAACGTCAAGCTCCCCCCTTTCTCCAGCTTCGCGGAAGGTCACTTCGGCATGACTTCTTGCCTTGACCTGCAGGTCCCGGACGACATGGTTCTCAGGATCGAGTCGCACCCGAGATTCTACACGGACACGACCAACACCGTTCCGTGCGTCGTTCCCGGACATTTGCAGACGTCATGGTGGACGAAGATTTTTTTTGTAGTTTTCAAGAATCCCGTCGAGGGTCAGAAGTACATATTCAGGAAGGGAGAGCCATACGCCCAAATTTTTGTCCTCCCGAAAAAATGCAGCTATGACGTGGTCGAGATGACTGAGAACGAGAAGTTCAAGAGGGGAGCCCAGGACAACATCATAGTCGATTTCGCCCGGAACATAGCGGGCAACACATGGGTTTCCGAAGCCGGGCACGAGTTCGACGACAAATACAAGAAGCTTTCCACCGTGGCGGCGAAGAACGGATGCCCCTACATGACCAAGCATCTCGAGGACATCAAGAACAAGCCGAAAGTATCAATCAAGAGGAAACTCCTGAAAAAGAGGAAAGATGAAGATTCCGCCGTACAAGATAAAGAAAAAGACGCATAGCCTAAAGCCCCTCATATTCCCCGGCAGGGAGAGGCTCCAGACCCCGAAGATTCCTCTGCGTCTTTTCGTGAACGTCCACGAACCCAACCTCTACGAGTTCTCGGAAATCATCGTTAGGCAGTAGGCTCGCCCTGGTTTCCGATGGGAGCCGCGGCAAGCTGTGGCTGTGGCGGCGGCTGTATCTGAGCGCCGGCGTCAGGCGGAGCCCCCGGCGGAGTTCCAGGTGGAGAGCCGGCGTCAGGCGGAGCCCCGGCGCCCGCTTCCGGAGGTTTCTCGGCTGGCTTGTCGTCGGACAGGAAAGCCTCTAGTTTATCTCTGTTGAATTTCTTCAGCATTCCTGACTTCATGGCTGTGTCGATGGCGTCGAGCACCCCTTGGTATGCCTCGTCGCCTGCCGGGTCCTCGAGACCGCTGTCTGGGTCTTTGGAGTTTGACTGACCGGGATTCTCCGGAGGAGCCTTCTGCGCCTGCTCTGGCGGCACTGATGGCGGTTGACCCGGCGCTTGCGGCTGGGCTGGAGGCTGGTCTTCCTCGAACACCATCCTCATGTCCCCGTTCAGGATCTTCTCGTTCCTTATCTGCTCCATAAACTCAAAAAAGCTTTTCATTTTTTCTCCTAGACTATCTTGATTTTCTGATCCGGTTGCTTCTGGGTGACCGTGCCCTCTCCCGTCGTCACAGACTCCTGGAATCTCTGACATATAAGCTCGAGCCTTAGGGCTCCCCAAAGCTTGAATTCCCCGAGGTTCCTCTGCACCACGACCCAGTTCTCCCTTAGGTGCGGCGTGAATATCCTGGACCCTATCTTTGGCGGGTGACCTATCGACTTTAAAGCCGTCCTGTAGTTGACCTCGAACATCATCTCGTCCGGGGAGTCGATGCCGAACTGGGTCAGGGCGTTCTGCGAAGGTATTGGCTCGTAGTTGCACCACAGCATGATCGGGTTGTTTGAGAATATCTTGCCCCTGTCCTCAAGGTAAAGTGGGTCCACCGTCTGGCTCTGTATGAAGACCTCGTAGTAGTACAGCGGAGAACCGCCACGCACCATCGACTCCTGGTCCCACTGGTTGAACAGGTCGTGTTCCGGGGCTCCGGGGTTGTATTGCTGCGTGCTTCCTAGCGTCTTGTAACATGTTCCGTCAAGGTTTCTGAGCAAAGATTCTCCTTATAGTTCCGCGGCTGCCGCGGCTACGTGGGCTGGCGTATTCTTGAGATCTTCGACTAGTTTCGTGTAAGCCCCAGGCGTATTGCCGTCAAGCTGTCTCACGGTCAAGTCCAAAAGACGAACGAAATTGTTTTGCAGAACTCTTCTGAAAAAAGTCTCGTAGGGATGACCAGGTGTTGTGGGAGAATCAGGAAATTTAACGCCAACGCCATCTTCGTCATCTTTGTCGACATGTTTTTTGTAAAACGTATCTTTGAACAGAAATGTGAGCCATTTGCTCAAGTAGCCGCCTTTCCCAGTCGCTTTGTGCTCAGGTCCGAAAACCTTGCTTGCCGCGTCTCGAAACATCCCTAGGAAAAGTCCTTTTGGGTCGGCAATTTTTCTACCTTTGAATGGTGATTGCGAGTTTTGCGCGTCGAATTTTCCAAAATAACCTTCATATAATTGAATTATTTGTGAATAGTTGAATCCTTCTACGTGTCTCGTTAGTTCTTCCCTGACTTTCCCTAGCATCGCAATCATGCTTGCCCTTCCGGTATCTGTTTCCATTCCTGTCGCCGTGGCGGCTCCAGAGATGGCGAGATCCATATTTTTTATTTTATCGTCGAGTGCGCCCCAGTATTCATCCATTTCGTCGTTGATATTCAATTTCGTACGTCCGAAATCGCCAGCCTCGTCTCTTTCGAGAATCCAGTCTCTCATCCGCATTAATTCTTTTCTAGATCTGGAAGATACGCCTGTTTCTCTCATATGTATTTCTTTTATGTCTTCTGGCGTTGTACTGGACTTGAGAAAATTGTTAATTGCATCAGTATTCTCCAAATCGTTGATTTTCAAGGAAAACCGATCTCCCTGAACATTTTTTTGCGTGCTTTGTGGTATGTTGGCTTCAATGCCGCTGGAGCTTACATCTGCCACCCTTGTTTTCTTTTTTTTCTCTATTACCGCGGTTTTGGCGTTGGACACAAGTTCACTAAGTCTATTTTTCCAAGTAGACGCCACTCTTTGTTCGAAGACTCCCCTGTTTCTGCACATTATCACACCAAGCATCGCAACGTCAAACCATCCGGAGTTGAAATAGTTGAAGATAGCCGAGTTCTGCCCCTTTTCTGGCTCTTTTTCTCCTTTCCCCCTGTTGATAGCCAATACTTTGGCTCTTTTTTCTGATTCTTTATTCATCCATCCGCCATCCTTGTAGATATGGGTCATGACTCTTCCTCTGTCCCCAGATCGTGACACGTAATGACCTCTTATGATCTGGTCAAATAGGTCTTTAGCAGGAACGTCATTGGCTTTTCTTTTTTCTACAATATCTTTGAGAATACCATGGAAGTCAAAGTCACCAGTCTCGTCGAACTTGTTTTCCCTCATGTACTTTCCGCATTCGTCTTCTATGGTTTCTGGGGTTATCGGTATCGATTCGCCTCGTATTTCTATTTCTTTTGGCAGTTTGGCATTCCAGCCCTTGAATTCCGGGTGCTCGAGGTCTTTTTCTTCCCCAGTAAGTTTTCCGCCTATGGACATGTTCCTGACTGATTTTTTTTCGCCACTTGATCTGATGGCGACCGTCTCGGCGTCTTCGCCCTTTTTGTCCTCTATGCCCAGATTGATTCTTTTGGCGAACTGAGCTATCCTGAAATTGAACTCTCGATTAAAATCGTCCTTGTAGTCATCCAGTCCATCTAAAATACCTGGGTTTAGTCTTTCGTTTTCGAACAGCCATCTCTTAAAGGAAAATCTCATTTTCAGCACCTCTTTGATTTATCTATATGCCAAGAAAAAAAAATGGGGTAATTTTTTGAAAATTACCCCATTTTGATTTGTTTGTCTTCCGCAGATCAATCCAGGCTTATCCTCGGCGATATGGCTATCTGACCGCCGCCGGCGGGCAGTATGAATGGCGCCCCGGAGAATCTCTCCAGCCAAAGAAGGGCTGGCGATCCATAGATGGTCGTCACGTAGTAGCCGTATACAGTCACCGCCGTGGTGAAGGTGAATGTCTGTTCGCTGTACACCGCGGTGGTCGTGCCGGATGTCTGCGTGGTCGTCCAGCTAGATCCCACCAGCGTCACCGGAACGTAGCCGGAAGCCCCCAGAGCCTCGGTCACCGTCGACAGCGTGGTGTTTTCGGCTGGCGTTAGGTTGTTCGTGAAAAGACGAAGAAGTCGTTCGCCGTTAGCCGGCGCGGCTGTTCCGTCGGTTGAAATCATGTTGACCAAATATTGAAGCATCAGTATTTCGCCGATGTCTGGTACGAGTAAGCTCATTTTCGATTCTCCTTGTTTCTGTATTATGTAGAATTAAACGGTGAAATTTTTCTCTTTTTTTCGTAAATACCGCACACCTATGAATGAGTTTCGGGAATAAAAATAAAATGACACTAAAAAACAAAGACGGTTCGGTCTACAGGCTCCGCAGCCCAAACGCCCTCATGAAGAACCAGACGGTGTGGAACGGATACACCATCCACAACATGAAGTGGGACCCGATCACGCAGGAGAGCAAGGATGAGGTGACCCCCATGTCCAGCGATTTCTCCGTCAGGGATTCGTTCGTGGAGGAACTCGAATCCAACAAGCCGTCCGCGCAGGACGCAGAACCAAAGTCTCCCGTCGAAAGTCCGAAAGTCGAGGAGAGGAAACAGGATAGCAAAGGCGTCGGTCTCGGGGTCGAGACGACATTCGTCTGGTGCCTCCCGGCTGTCCTGAAGAAAAAGAGGGACTCCCTGTACGACGAGGAGTATGTCACGGTAAGCTATGGAAACCCGTATTCCTTCGAGGCTGTAATGGTGGAGGAGGGCGACCTCTCGTTCTCCATGTGGACCACGGCGACGATCGAGAGGGGAAGCGTCGTCTTCCCCAAGACGACGTTCAAGAGATGGTGGAGGGTCGATGATATAAGGGAAAAGACGGGCGGATTCCTCTACAGCGGTCTGCCTTCCGACTACCAGCCGCACTTCGAGATCTAGGAGTTCGGCGAGGTTATCTTGACTTCGAACCCGAGCTTGGACAGCTTCTCCCTGTGCTCGTCGACAGCCCTTACGAAACCAACCTCGTAGATTTCCACCATCATGGACACGAAGTCCTTGATGTCCTTGTCGGTCGCCAGGCTGTGCGACACCCTGTCTATTATCTGCTCGTGCTTGGGATACCTTTCCTTGAGTATCTCGAACATGGTCTTCTTGAGCATGTGACCCCTGGGGTTCGACATGAGGTTGAACCAGCCTTCGTTTGAATCTGCCAATTTACATCTCCTTTGGGAATCTTATTTTGAGCTGGTCGTCTATCAACCTGATAGCGGCGTTGTAGTCGCCAGGAAGAGTCGTTGCCTTCTTCTCGATGATCTTCTTTTTAAGGTTGTTGAGGCTCTCCTCGTTCCTGCGCGTGATATAATATGGGTGGAACGCCAGGGCTAGGAATTCCTTTTTCTCCTTCAGTTGGTCCGGGTGATATTTGGAAGCCGTATTGATGATCTCCGGGCTCGGACCGTCTTCGGTCTCGGAGCCGACACCAGGCGTAGCCGCCGTTAGCTTCAGTCTCGGAGCCGCCATATTTATCGGCGAGGACGAAGAAGTCTGCGCGGGAGTTCTGTTCGCGTCCCTATCCATGACGTTACCGGACATGTAGTCTTGAACTATCGTGAGCTGGGAGAATTGGGTCAGCATCTGCGCCATCGTTTTCTTCGTGTTGACCACCGTGTTCAGCACGTGTGTGGCTTCCCGCTCCAGTTCGTCGCCGACGATGCCTTTCTCGTCGTGTATCATCTCCTTCAGGAGCGTGTGCATCGCGTCAAGTAGGTTCATCTTCCTCGTGAATTTATCCTTGAACAGGTTCAGCAGGGCTTTCGTGGTTTCCCCGTGAGGTATGTTCCCGGACGTGTTGAGGCTGTCTGCCTCCTCAGCCTTGTCGATGAGGTGCTTGACGATGTTCCTCAGCTGATGTCCGCGGTAAGGGAACACGAACCTTCCCGTTATGGGTTTCCTTCCACGCTCCGAAAGATGTCCCATCTTGTCGTGCAGATCAGAGCCAAATTCGATGTCGTCCTGGGATATGAGGGTCGTGGGCATGACCTGCGGAACTCCCATGCCACCGCCTCTGGTTTTCCTGGTGCCGCCGCCATGCACGCTCTGCTGCAGGAGGTTCGTCGTCTCGTTCCTCGCGTACAGCTTCCTTCCGGATTTGGTGGATAGGGCGTCCTCGAGCAGGTTTCTCTCCATCTTGGCGACCACGATGTCGTGTATCTCCTTCACGTTGCTCATGGCTATGGTGTGTTCCCAAGCCGTGACTCCTCTGCTATCGATCCTGATCTGGGATATGCCTTCTACTATATCCTTGTAAAGACCCGGATAATTCGGGTCCGAGTCTGGGTACTTTTTCATTTTCCCGAATATCCTTGCTATGGCTTCGTCGTATCCTTTAGTTCCAAACTTAAGCGATCTCTCTTTGGGCTTGTTCTGGTTCGGGTGGATCGAAGCCCCGCTCTGGTGTCCCGGTATAGTCTTGTTGTACTCGTCGTGGTCAAGGGGAACTTTGTCTTTCTTGTATCCCACCCTCCTTTCCATCCTGTCGTCGGGCTTGGCGTTCCTGTAGTACCTGGATGGGTTGAGGTAGGGCATTTCTACTTCCACATCTTTGCCGTTCACCTTCACCATCTTTTTGAAGACCGGCAGGTGTATGTCCTGTTTCTTGTCGAGGGTCGTGCCGGCGCTGTGTTCCGGGTGTCCCGGTATAGGCGGACCTTTGACCATCTTCAGCCTTTCGTCGTCCTTCCTTTTGCGTGCGAATTCTTCCTTGGCTCTTTTCGTGATGAATATTCCGTAACTTCGCTTGTCGTGTATTCTGTTCTTGAACTTTTTCCCGTCAGCCTCGGTCCAGTTGACCTCGTTCGATCCTTCCTCCTTCGTCAGCCTGGTGCCGTCTTCAAGCGAGACGTCGAAAGCCGGCATCGAACCCTTGAAGTGATCGAAGGGTATCAGGCTGGAGAACTTGGATTTGTATTCGTCGACGAATTCGTTCGTCAGTCTCGTGTCTACGAATTTGGTGTCCTTCCATTTTTCTATCTTGACTTCCTTGTCGCCTGGTATTTTCTTGATCTCGCCGGATTCCGGAAGGTCTCCGTATATCCTGTGGAAGTTGTCGGCGATGAGCTTGTGCACGGCTCTGGATATGGTTTTCGCGAGCGGCATCTGCATGCCGGCTGTTCCCCTCGGAAGCTTATCTTTTCCGGGATGTGGCTTCGTGAGGTCGAAGCCGTACCTTCCGTGCGGGTGCTCGACATCGTCGAGACCGACGGCGAAATGGATTTCGCCAGTGGTCCTCTCGAGCTTGTGGGCAAGCCTGTTGACGAACGGCTTCGCTTCCACGTTGATCACTTTCGTGCCGAACTTGAAAGTGTATGTCCTCGCTTGGTTTTCGTTTTCTGGAACATCGCGCTTGACCCTCTCAACCATGTAGAACGCGAGGTTGTTTGCGACGTTGTTGCTGGCGTCGTTGAGCCTGTTCCTGTGCTTTTCCCTCCATTCCTTTCCGTAATCCCTCTTGATCTCGTCGACCATGTCTTTCGTGAAAAGCCCGGGCTTTTCGTTGACGAGGTGCTTGTTGTACCTTCCGCTCTTGAGAGCCCTGTATATCTGCGTCTTCATTTCCTTGGATGTCTGCCTCCTTGACCTTTCCCTCTCGGCAAGAGCCTTGTAGAGATCTCTGTTGTATCTCTGGAGGAGGGCGCTAGCCCATAGTTTTTGCCCCTCGTATTCGAACGGGAACTGGTAGAGGAACTCGAGGTCGTCCTTGTCGATCTTGACCGCGCCCCTCTCCACCGCCCCGTGAAGAGCCATTTCCAGCAGGTTTTTATTTTCCAGGTACTCAAGGAATCTCATTTTTAGTCACCACCAAATAGATTGAAACGGTTATGTCTATATAGTATTATGGACAATAATATGTTATATATACCGCAACCATCCTCGGAACAATACAAGTGTCTTTCCGAGTGCGGCGGCTGCACCGACCTTGGTCCTACGGACCCACTCGTCAAGATAGGTCCGAGGAAGTCTAGGCTCAAGGTGCGGGAGCAGATAAGGGAATACGTGCTCACGATGCTTGGCGCCCCCGTCATAACGATAGAGCTGGACGAGCAGCAGGTGAGCAACTCGATAGACTTCGCGCTCCAGATATTCGAGGAGTATGCCCCGATGGAATACTTCCAGTACTACACCTTCTTCACGGTCCCAGGTCAGTCTGTCTACGAGATGCCGAACGACGTTGGGTACATAAGGCAGGTCTCCTACAAGGAAACGGCTCAATACGCGTTTTCCGCATCAGACCTCGGCGGCGTAATACCTTTGGAGTATATGGGCGCCGGGGCTTACGGGAGCATAGCTGGCGGCATCAACCCGCAGTCGCCCGTATGGGGCAAAATGAACGAGTGGGTCCTGTACAAGCAATACGAGGACATGTACAACAGGGCAAGCGGTCAGCAGGGCGGTTGGGAATGGCTCGGCGGATACAACACGATAAAGGTATACCCTTCTCCGTACAGGGTTTATCCCGTCATGGTCAGGTATCTCCAGAAGAGACCCGACTTCAAGCAGGTCACCCAGGCTATGCAGGAGGGGTCCCTTGCGTTCGCGAAGATAATACTCGGCAGGATACGGAGCAAGATATCGAATCCTCCCGGTCCGAACGGCGGCGTACAGCTCGACGGACAGCAGATACTGCAGGAGGGTCTGGACGAGAAGAAGGATTGGGAAGAGAAGCTTCTCAACAAGTTCGGGGACATCCTCGGACCATCTATGGGATAAAAATAAGGTGGCGCGATGACAGATTACAACACATGGCTGTTGAGGAAGAACCAGGAACTCCACTCGAAATACATCGAGTGCCGCGAGGAATTGCTCGGCTTGGTCTCCAGGGAATTCAGCAAGAAAATAGTGACGGAATCAGCCCAGGCTTCCAGGTACAGCATCCACGTCGACTATCGGACCGACATGGAGGAGGTCTTGGTCTCCTTCGCAAAACTCGTCCTCGGCTACGTGAGCGCCGGACTGAAGAAGATGAGCTTCCACACCAAGCACGTGTTCGACGAGAAGCCGCTCAGGCTTCTGGTCTCATCGAGAAACTGGGATGACGGCGAATGGGTCGGCATAGTTTCGTGGAGCGAAAAGGATCGTTGCTTCCTGGTGTCCAAGGGCTACTACAACAAGGACAGGAAAACCGTCTCTGTCAAGTCCACGAACAAGTGTCCTGGAACGGCATCCGACATCACGAAGGACGTCAGCAACATGATGCGCCACCTCAAGACGCAGCCGGACAGGCATGTCGAGAAGCTTAAGCCCGTGCCTCTCAAAAGGGGTCCCAAATGATCTGCGAGAACTGCAAGGAACACACGGATTCCGAGATTTGCCGAGCCTGCGGTTCTTGGGTCTACGTCCTCGAGTCCTTGCGAAGGTATATCACGCTCTCCCGCAGGAAATCCTTGTAGTCCGCCGTTCTGGCGCATTGCTGCGAACTTGTCACTATCAACCTCGCAACCTCTATCTCTTCCACCACGAAGCCGCGGCGTTCCGCGTGTTTCGCGAGAAGCAGGTCCGTCGGAACGACTATGCCGCCGTAAGCCGAGTTGCTGACGGTTATCACGCAGAAGCCTCCCGGATGAATGGCGGAATGCAGGTCGTCTATAACCTTGAACATGTCGATGAAGTAGGATAGGACCATGTCAGGTATCTTCTCGTCGCACATGTCTGATGATCTGAGGTCGGAAACCAAGTCGTAAAGCTCAGGCTCTTCGCCCGGGCACGCGGAGTTCATCTTGACGTTTGGGTTCTTCAGGTGAGACCTCAGCGACTCGCACCTAAGGAGCTTCAGGTCCTCGTACCTTTTGACGAACCCGCCCATCCAAAGTTCCACCTTGTATATCTCGGTGTAGTTGAAGCAGTTGGCGTACGGCGGCGAGAATATGGCGCCTCCGATCGATTCCGCACCTATGTGGTCGGTCATGCGCAGAGCCGTATCGCAGACCACGTTCGGCTCGCTCCCGCCGATACCGATGGCGTAGTCCATGTCGGACAGCATTTCGTCCATCTTGGACTCGAGTATGGAGCGCGCCCTCGCGGCGTCCGGCACCGGGAAGTTGGAAGCTTTCCTTTTCCTTATGCCGTTCCCGTCTTTCCTGAAAGGGGAACAGTCCTCCAGTATCGACAGCCATGCCATCCTAGCCAGATCGATCGATTTCTGAGACACTCCTTCCGAATCCTCTATGGCTCTCCTGCACCTCAGGAGGAACTCAAGGGAGTCGGGCGCGAAAAGGTTGTCTATTATTTCGAGAGATGGTTTGCTGCACGGTTCGAACTTATCGACACCAGTCGAAATCACGTTCCGTATGTGCTCGAGACCGGACTTGTCATCCTTGGAATAGTTCGTCGTCTTCACCCTGGACAGCAGGCAGGCGAACGGGTTGACCTCGAACCCCATCGAGTCCAGACCCATGCGCTTGGCTTCAAGGAGGGTGCTTCCGGATCCGCAGAAAGGGTCAAGTATGACTTTGTTCCCTTCCGTTCCGTACCTTTGTATTATTCCGCGAACCAGGCTGGTCGAATATCCTTCCCTGTACCTGTACCATCTCTGTATTGGGGTCGAAATGTCGTCGGTGTAGTTCACTGGCGACCTGTATGTCGCCCCGGCGATTTTCTGGAAGGACACGTTGAGCGAGGAATTGATCGACTTGAGGTTTCGGTTCGAAAGGCTCAT